ACTACAGTACCACCAGCAGTAAAAGCATATACCATATCTTCAATAGGGAAATTAAATCACTAGAAGACGCTATTTCACATTCTTTAAAATTAGGTATTAACCCTAAACAATATATAGAATTTATTAAAGCTAAAAAAGAATTACCATTACCTTTGGTACTTTGTTATGGACAAGATAAATACTATTTGGTAGGCGGAGAAGTTGTATTATCTTTATACAAGGCATTAGGTTTAATTCCTACAGTATTGCAAGGTACTATAAACATGCAAACTAAAACATTACCTGAACCAATGAATGAAGATGTAGATGATAAAGATAAAACATATAGTTTAATAAGTGAATTTATAAAATTTGCAGCTAAAGAACTTAGTTTAAAACAATTACCATCAGGAATAACAGTGTCATATGATACTGATAAAGCTAAGAATAATAAATCAATGGGACATTTTAATCCCGAAAATAGTAAAGTATGGTTATATGTTAAAGATAGAACACCAGCTGATTATTTAAGAACATTAGCACATGAATTAGTTCATCGTAAACAAGCAGAAGATAATAGATTAGATGTAAATAGTGGTAAAACAGGTAGCGAAATTGAAAATGAAGCAAATGCTCAAGCAGGTGTATTATTAAGAAAATTTGGTGAATTAAATAATACTATTTACGAAAAATAATAATAAAATAAAGTTATGTATACAATTCTTTAAGGGCAGATGGTGTCTTTTATAAATAATATATATTTATTGGAAACAATAATGTATGAAAATTTGTATAAAATGCCAAAAAGAAAAAACTAAAGATAATTTTTCTAAAAAAAACAATACTAAAGATGGTTTATATTATTACTGTAAACAATGTGTAAAAGAAAATATTAAAAAGAAAGATTGGTATATAAACCAATATAAAATCAACCAAGTTTATAAACTTAAATGGGAAAAAGAAAAATATAAAATAGATCATAATCACAAATTAAAAAGTAATCTTAGATGTAGATTAAATCAAATTTTAAAAAAACAAAAAACATATAAAAATAATAATACATTAAAATATTTAGGTTGTTCTTTAAATGAATATAAATTATATTTAGAATCTCAATTTCAAAATGATATGAATTGGGATAACCATGGATTAATATGGGAAGTAGATCATATAATTCCTTGTTCTTCATTTGATTTAACTATAGAAGATAATATATACAAATGTTTTAACTATAAAAATACCCAACCTCTTTATAAATCACTTAATAGAAGTAAAAAAGATAAAATATGAATGGTTATACATTATTTGTGGATTTAGACGGCGTATTAGTCGATTTTGCTAAAGGTTATGAAGAACTAACTGGTTTAGACACTAGAAGTAACTTTATAAAAGGTGATGAAATGTTTTGGGCACCAGTTGATGCTGAAGGACCAGCGTTTTGGGCTACTTTAGATTGGATGCCTGATGGGAAAACGTTATGGAGTTATATTAAAAAATATAAACCTTATATTTTATCATCTCCATCTCGTAGTCAATCATCAAGAGTAGGTAAACAAGCGTGGGTTAGAATAAATCTTCCTAATAGCACTAATAGATTATTATTATATCCTCGTCATGAAAAACAGTTATTTTCTGCTGAAAATCATATATTGATTGATGATTTAGAAAAAACAATATTAGAATGGAGAGAAAAAGGCGGAATAGGTATTCACCATACATCGGCATTAGATACAATCTCACAACTTAAAAAACTTGATCTATGAGTGATAATATGTTAAAAAAAGAATTTAATGTCAAAGATGTACAGCGAATGCGTAATATCATTACCAAAGATTATTCAGCTAAAACATCAACACAAATTGGTTATACTAGAGAATATGTTGAATATAAAGAAGGTGATGTTTGGGAAGAGAATGGTAAACAATGGACCATTAAAAATGGTATTAAACAAACAGTTACTAAATTAGATGCGGTTAGAAAACGTGTAACAATGCCTTTAAACTGCCCGCAATGTAAGGCACCTATGAAAAATAGGTTAGATAAAACAATGTATCCAATCCATTCTATGTGTTTTGATTGTGTTATTAAACATGAAACTAAATTAAAAACCGAAGGTAAATTTGAAGAATATCAATTAAACATAAATAAACAAGGTTTAACATACCATTTAAAAGAAATGGAAAATATATTACTTGAATTACTTATGAATAATAATGAAGAATCATTTGTAACCGAAGGTGGTGATATAGAAACATGGAAAGGTAATGATGCTCTCAAACAATCCGCTATTAAAGATCTTCAAGAATATATACAAAAAATTAAAGATACATTAGCATCCTAATATTTATTACAAATATTTATTATGCTTGATATATCCTGTAGAAGATTGTGGCATCGCGATGATGAAAATCGCACCATAGAAATTATAGGAAATACAGACTGGAAAATACAACTTGAAAACCAGTTACCAACCTCATTAAATAATCCAATATTTATAGAACGTCACCAATGGCATAGAGTCATTAAGGGTACAGGTAATTTACGTTTAAAAATATATAAATCGTGATTAAACTAACAGATATAATAAAGGAAGCAGAAGAAAGCAACATATCTCCTCCTTACATGTATTCTCCTTTGGGATTTGGTTGTCATGTTTGTAAATTCCATTATATGGAAGGTGAAAAACATATGTGTAAAAGTAAACATTATCATGCATATATGGGAACTCACGAATTAATTGATAACGAAGGCAATCCAATAAAAGATCCATCTAAATGGTGTTCAAATTGGTTTTTACCTAAAAATAAATAATATAAAATGAAAAGAATTAAATTAATCGAATTAATTAAAGAAATCATTCAAGAAGCAGAAGTTGAAAAAGCTACTATTGGAGATTTAGAATTTGGTAAAAATGTATTTGAGAAAGATGTTATTACAAATGGATCATATAATCTAGTAATAAACAATGCTGAGAATTTAGAATCATGGAAATTAGGAAAACTTAATTTAATAATATTTGAAGAAGAAAAAAAGAAAGGAGTCCCCTCAGAAGAGCTTAACCAAAAAATGGCTGATGATGAAGAAAGAGAAAAATTAAAAGCAGAATATAGACCGGTATTAGATAAGGTTGAAGTTTTTATTACTAGAAAACCAGACCCAGGTAAACCTAATATATCTGTACCTAAATGGATTCCAAAAGAAGATTGGATGGCAGCAGCAATAGAAAGAGATAGAGAAAGAGCAAGATCACAAGGAAGACCATTTTGGACAGGTGATTAAACTAACAGACATATTACGAGAAATAATATTAGAAGACCGCTGCAAACGCATTGCAGACCGTCGCTATAATAAACCATCTGCCTATAAATCAGGTGCTATCGTACGTTGTCGTAAAGGTAAAATTTGGAAAGATATAAAATCTGAAGCGTTTTTTATAGGTGAGGATGGAGAGGAATTAGATGAGAAAAAAGAAACACTTCGCACTTGGTTCGCTCGTAAAGGAGCACCAGGTAAAACAGGTGGTTGGGTAGATTGCAATACATGCAGAGATGGAAAATGTAAACCTTGCGGCCGCCAAAAAGGTGAAAAGCGAGCAAAATACCCATCTTGCCGCCCAACACCATCACAATGTAAACAATCAGGTAAAGGTAAAAAATGGGGTAAAACAAAATGAGACCAATAGATAAATTTATACTACACGTTGTCCATAATTGGAAAAATGAATTAAACGAAGCTTATAGCGAAAAAGTTATGAAAGACTTCATTAAAAAATTTAGTGAAGAAGCAGACGATTTAAATATTACAATATCAGAAGATCAATTAAGAAAATATATTGAACGTTTCGATGTATTAAAAAATTCACCTAAAATTACTGAGAAGGATTTAAATAAATGGTCTTTATCTCAATTAATTAAACTAGTTACAGCGTCTAAAGGTGCCGAAACAAAATCAGATGATGAAGATCAAACACCAGACGTAGTATACAATGAAAATGGTATTGTAATATGGAATGGCTCTAAAGAAGATAATTGTATTACTTATGGTAGTGGTGAAAAATGGTGTATAACTAGAGGATCATTTGGTAGTTATCGTTATTCATCTGATAGAGGATATCCAACATTTTATTTAGCTAAAAATAATAATATATCAGATATAGATAAATTAAGTTTTGTTGCCATACAGGTTAGAGATGTATCTGATGAAAATAAAAAATACGTCTATACTAATAGAAAAAATGACCCATATGAATCTAGACCAATGTCTTTTAGCACATTACTATCTGAAATACCTTGGTTAAATGATATACCTAATATTAGGAGTGTATTAAAATATATTCCTTTAAATAGCAAAGAACAACTTCAAAAAAAGTACCAATATACCTCTATTAGTATTAGAGAATGGATAAAATTACCTTTTAGTATTAAACAACAATATTTAGTTGTTAGAAAAGATAGTGAATTATTTAGCGATGTATCTAATAAAGAATTCGTAGAAAAATATCTTCCACAATACCCTCAATTAGCAGAATTTATTGCTATTACCCCGGGCATTTTAAATACTAATTTATTATTAGCTAGCCTAGATAAATTTAGTAGTCAAGATAGAAAATCAATAACAGCTAATTTAAGAAATAAAGTTGATACTAAACTTCTATCATCTGAAACACTTCCATTTGATGTTAAAAAATTATTAGTAGTCTTAGATAAATGGAATATTAAAGCTGATGAAAGAATGTATGTTACTAAAGACGGTTCTACTATAGTTAAATTAAAATTAGGAGATGTTATTTCTATGGGCTTATATCAAGCAGAAGATGATTATCCTAATGTTAAATTAAACCAACGCACATCAAAATATATTCTTGAATACCCAGAATTAGATAAATTACCATTTAATGCTATGATTAAATTAGCAACAGATGGTGTAATTGATAAAAATGTACTTGATAAAATAATAGAAAAAGCTAAATCAACTGAAGATTCTGCTATTATAGTTAAAAAAGTAGAAGACGGAGAAATATTAATTGATGCTAATTCATTTTCATCATACAAAATAAAAGACGGTAAAATCTCTAAAATACCATTTAATGATGAAGAAGTACAAAAAACATTAGGTGATGAAAAAGAAAACACATCATTCCAACAAGGAGCAATTAACGTAATTAAAGATTCACTTAGTGATAGAAGTAATCTTCCATCTTCATTAGATAAAGATGCTTTTGTATCTATTGTTAATGCAACACCGTATGATAAAAGAGTATTACCTGATTACAATGGGAGACTAATGATAATTTTTACTCCTGATGGTGAAAGTAGATATACTTTAGTTGGAAAACAGGTAGATGATAGGGCTATGTATAATAGTTTTTCATCCCTTAATTTTGGAGATGGAGGAGATTGGAGAGTATATACTACGGGAAGAGTTATGGATGAAGCATCATGGAAAGCTTATTTTGCTTATTTAAGAAATGAAAACAAAGTATACTCTGGTGAAGAATTAGTGAGAATATGGAGAAGTTCAGGCAACACAGAATCAAGAAAAGCATGGTTTAGAGCACAACCACCATTTAGTCCAACAGACCAATATGCCCCCGTAATAGGAGGAAATGGTGTTTTTTATATGGTTAATAAAGCTAATCCAAGAGAAAGTTTTAAATTATCAGATAGTACAGGTAAATTAGTTAAAGCTAATATCCCTCCAGCAATGGCTCGCCAATTAACAGCCGCTACACCAGATGAAGCTACACCAGTAGCCGTAGCACCTCAAGCAGCGCCGGGCGCTCCAAGAAGAGGTAGACCAGCGGGTGTTGTTCAAAATGTTAGAGCCCCTCGTCCGGCAGCACCAGCAGCAGCTGGAGACATAAATGTAACTGAAAGAATGACAGAATTAGGATTAGAAACAGCATTTTTACGTTTACCACGTTCTGATTTTAGACGATTAAATGTAACTAATGCTCAACGTGAAAATCCAAATACTAGTAGAGGAGCAACACGTGTTAATAATAGATTAGGTACCGCAGGTCAAGTAGGACAAGTTATTAATGTTGGACCTAGTAAAATATATGTTATTCGTTTAGCAAACCAACAAATAATAGCAACTATTAACGTACAACCAGGCAATAGAAACTATGTATTATTTGGTAATGAGCAAGGTAACGTAATGGAACCAATAAATTCACCAGCTGAATTAATGGCGGTATTACAACGTCGTAATCTAGCTGAAGTACGCAACTATCTAGTACGTGAATATCTTGCTAATAACCCACAACATTTAGATGAAGTACGTGATTTAATAAGACAACACGTTAATGAAACCAAAAAACGCTAATATTTATATATATATAAAATAAAAATAAAAATGAAAACAACTGAAATTCGTACTCTAATTCGTGAACTTATAGCTGAAGCTAAAAAAGCAAAAGGTAAAATGGTTAAAACATCTGTAGGTGATCGTTTAAAAATGATCGATGAAGCAGGTGATAAAGCAGCTTTACAAGCTAAAATTGCTAAAATTGATGAAGATATCAAAGCAGCACACGATATAAAAAGTGCTATTCCTGTTGATATTAAACATTTTGTTGATGCTGAAATTGTTGGTGATTTAATGGATGATTTAGCTGACAGCATTAAAGAGCTTGAAGAAAAGAAAAAAGAGCTTGAAGAACAAATGAAAGGCATGGATAAACCAGTTAAAGAAGCTCGTTTTAAAAAAGGTACAGATATAGGCAAACCAGGTAAAGTTCTTAAAAAAGTAATTAAAAAAGAAAGTATTCATAATACTGCCCAAATGGGAGGTGTAACTACATCTAAAGGAACAGCAGGATATATTAATAAATCTGATGACCAAAAAGGTGGTGCTTATGATCCTAAACGAAGAGCAGCCAATTTAGCTAAACTAAAAGATTTGGGGCCTAAAAAGAAATAATAATGGATAACGCTATTATAGGACAATTTATATCTACCCTGTTTGCATCACGCACACAAGCACATATATTCCATCTCCAAACAATCGGAGAAGGATCATTTGCAATGCACTCAGCATTAAACATATATTATGATGATATTGTTGGTCTTGTAGATGGTTTAGTAGAATCATATCAAGGTAGATATGGTATCATTACTGGATATATGACTGAAAATAATCAATAATTTCATTATTTAAGGATGATTAAATTAATAAATATATTAAAAGAAATAGTATCATCTGAAACAATTAACGAAGCATCTTTGGAAGTAAAAAAACTACAGTTTCGCCCAGATAGACGTAAAGTTATAATAGATAAAGTGTGGAATAAAAGTCCATTCAAATTAATAGATGGAAATGAAATACTAGTAGATTATATTATAATAAACAATACCGCTTTTAATGCATCTAATCCTCAATACAAAGAACCTGCTTTACAAGCATTAGAAAATGTTTCAAAGTTATCATTTGAAGGAGATATAAATGGTAAATCATTAATCATCCCTGCTTCTAAAATATTAAAAACTCCAGAATTAGGAGGAAAAGAAAAAGGAGCAACAACTGCTATCGAAAAAAGAGCAATGAACGATCTAGGAGAACAGATTAAAAATATAGGTTATCCTATTGATATTAAGATAGGAAATGAAATATATTATAATATAGTTGGAGCTCAAGATACACCAAATACACCTAAATCTGATTTTGAATTAGTTGATGATAGAGGTAATTCTTTAATATTCATTTCTCATAAGGATGGAAGCACAGCAAAAGATTTCCAACAATATGGAGGATTAAGTGCCTTTAAAAATGTTCCTGAAGTTCAACGTTTTGCAGAAGATGTAAAAAAAGAAATAGGTGGAGATCAAATGGTTAGAGGAGGAGGATTTAAACGTAAAGTTGAAGATGAAGAATTAGGTCTTAAAGCTATATACGGTATAAATTATGGTTCATCTGACTTTAATAAAAATAATGTACAAATTGTTTGTCAAGGACCTATAAGACTTATCAAAATAGATGATGATTTATATACATTAAAAAGTAATCATGATATGTTAAATGGAACATACCCAACAGAAGGATATACACCATATTTCATGGCTACATTTAGATCAGATAGAAATGATTTAGGTATTAAACAAGCAAGATTAGGAATATATCCTACAGATACTCGTCAAACAGCAAAAGAAATTTAATATTTATCATCATGGATAAACAAATTCTATTAGAAAAATATATTAAAGTTGCTGTTCGTAAAGCACTTAAAGAACAAGAAGAACAACAAAAACGAGCTGAAAAGTCTCTATATTTAATTTATCGCTTTCCTGGTCTTAAAAAATTAATGGAAGATTTAATGTCTCCAGTTTTTGGTCGTTTTTTAAAACATGTAGATATTGTTGCTCCTAAACCAACAACATTTGATGTTAAATTAATCAACGGACAAGACTTTACTATAATCTATGTTGGTAAAGGAAATTTTACAGTTAAAATAGCAGGTAAAAAATATAATCCAAATAATTTAGGTGAATTAGAACGCGCTTCACAATCAATAGCTGATTTATTACAATTAAATTATGCACCTGAAGAAGGTAAAGAGCAACCAGCATCTAATAGTGGAGAAGAAATAGGTAAAGATTTAGCAGCAGCCGAAAAAGCACCAGCTGAAGCGCCTGAAGAAAAACCAGCTGAAGAAGAAACTCCAGCTTAAATATAACATATAGACAGATTCATAGCCTAAAAAGTCTTCATATATTTATTGGAAATAATATTTATGAAGACTTTTATTTATTTGTTAAAAAATTGTTATGGAGATCCCAATAAAGTTTATATTTGTCTAACTTTTAAAACCTAAAAGTCTTTAGCTTTTAGGTACTTCACTAATATTAAAGACCAAGATGGAAATATCTTTACAGAAGAAACTAAACAAAAAATAAGTTTAGCTAAAAAAGGGCACAAATGTTTCACACATGAATGGAGAAATAAAATAAGTAAATCATTAAAAGAAGGAAACCATTCTCAATATTATACTAATGATATTAAAGAAAAAATATCTAATAAATTAAAAGGAGTTTCTAAAAATTTTAGTAAAAAACATTTAGAAAATTTGGCTAAAGCAAATTTAGAATCAAAAGGAAAAATAGTAGAATGTTATGATTTAAATGAAAATTTTATTAGAGATTTTTCTTGTTTAAGAGAAGCTAAAATTTGGCTTATTGAAAAAAAGTCAATACATTCCCCCAATATAGATAAACAAATAAAAGATTGTTGTAATGGTCGCCAAAAAACATGTCATGGGTTTAAATTTAAATATAAATATAAATAATAAAATAAAATAAAATATATGAAAAAACAAAAAATATGTGTGGTGGGAGCCGGAGTAGCAGGAATGTTCGCTGTAACCAAACTTATAAACAATAACTATCCAGGTGAGTTAATTACTGTTATAGATGCCGGAAAAGACCCCCATAATAGATCCCCAGAGGAAGTAATGAAAGGAGGATTTGGAGCAGGACTTTTCTCTGATGGTAAGTGGTCATATCTTCATAATGCTGTGGGAGGTCAACTTGCCAAATATACGGGTGAAGAAAAAGCAAACCAAATATTAGAAGAAGCATGGTCTTATATTCTTCGTTTCCACCCAGATCCGTCAAAAATTATGTTCTCTAAACCAACAGAAGAACCGGAATTTATTAAACCATATTTTAATTTGAGAATGGCACCGGCTTACCATATAGGTACAAATTATCTTCATGATTTAGGTAAAAGATGGTATGATTGGTTAGTTGAGAAGGGTATTAAATTTGAATGGAATATTGAAGTCAATGATGTTGATTTTAATAATCAAACTGTAAATAGAAGTAAAATAGAATATATAGATGGTCAGAAAGTAACAAAATTAGTAAATTTAGTAGATTTAAAATTTGATAAACTAATTTATGGTACTGGTAAATCAGGAATTGATTTAACTCAAAAACTTATAGATAAGTATAATTTAAAAAAAGAACCTAAATCAGTTCAACTTGGGGTTCGTATGGAGTTACCTCAAAAATATATGCAATCAATAGTTGATATTGCGTATGATTTTAAATTATATAAACGTCATAATGAAAAAGTTTCTTCACGTTCATTTTGTAGCAATAACTATGCTGCATATGTTGCTGAAGAGATTACTTATGATATGAAATCATATAATGGTCATAGTTATAAACAAGAAAATATGATTAATAATATGACTAATTTTGGTATTATTATGGAAATTAAAGGTATTAATAATCCATTTCAATTCCAAAAAGATGTAGTATCTAAATGTCAAATAGATGGTAAAGGAATACATTATTCTCCTAACTTTACTCGAAAACCTTCATTAACTTCTGGTGGAGATAATATGAATGTTATTAGTGTTGGTAATTTGGATTTATTTAAAGAAATTTATAAAGAATATGCTGATTATATAATTAATTATATTGAAGATTTAAATAAAGTATTTAATTTTGATAATGATTATTCATTATATATTCCTGAAGTAAAATTCCTTAGTGAAGAGGTTTTGACCTCAAATAATTTTTCATTATATGATTATCCTAATATTTATTTTGTTGGTGATGCATTAAGTGCTCGCGGAATAGCAGTAAGTGCAGCTCAGGGTGTATATGCATCAGAAAAAATTCTTAAAATGTTGAAGTAGAAATGTATTTTCTGGGATTATTATATATTTATAAATAAAATATATGATAATTTATTTGACTACTAATTTAATAAATAATAAAAAATATATAGGAAGTACTAATAATAATAATCCTTACTATTTAGGAAGTGGAGTATATCTTAACAAAGCTATTAAAAAATATGGTAGAAAAAACTTTAAAAGAGAAATATTAGAAACAGTTTCAAACTTAGAAGAGTTAAGAAAAAAAGAAGAATATTATATAAAATTATATAATGCAATTAATAGCAAAGAATTTTACAATGTGTCTAAAAAAGGAGTAGGAACTAAACCTGGATATAATTCAAAAATTTATACTGAGGAGAGAAATAAGAAAATAGGGTTAGCTCATAAAGGACAAAAAAGATACGAAGGATTAGGAATCAAAATTAGTGAAAAAACAAAAAATAAACCTAAACCTCCTAGAACCAAAGAACATAATGAAAAAATAGGTTTATCTAATAGAGGAAAATCTAAATTACCAATGAAAGAAGAAACTAAAAATAAAATTAAAAATTCAAAAATTGGGATTAAACAACCTAATATTGATAAGTCCAAAAAAGGTTATAAAATGTATAATCAGGAGTGGAAAGATAAAATAAGTAAATCATTAATAGGTAAACATAAAAACTATTTAGGCCATCATAAACCTATAATTCAATATGATCTTCAAGGTAACTTACTTAATGAATACCAATCAGCACAAGAAGCAGGTAGATACTTAAATAAATCAGGTAATAGTATAGCAGATTGTGCTGCCGGTAAACAAAAAACAGCTTATGGTTATAAATGGAAATACAAATAATAAATATTTATTGACAAACGTACAATAATGACTAAAGATCAATTACGCGAAGCAATCCGCGCTGTTATTAGAAAAGAATTAGCTGAAGTACAACCAGCAGTAGCACCAACTAAACCATCACCTGGCCCTGCTATACATCCTGGAAAACCAGATACAGGTAAACCAAAACCTCGTCGCCCATTAGGAAATCCAGGTGTAAGTCCAAAACCAAAAGCTACAATGACTGAAGCTGAAATGCTAGCAAAGATTATTAAACGTTTTAGAAAAGCAAAAAAATAATGGCAAATCTCTTAGAAGTAGAATACGAGAAAATATTCTCCCCTAAAACTATGGCTGCTTTAAAAGGTAAGTCAGGTGAATCTTTACGTCAAATGCTTGGTAATAAAGATTTGATGCAAACATTAATGCGATCTAAAGCAGTATTAGATGAAATTATTGATGCTGAAGAAGGATATCGTGATGAATTAGAAATGATTGCTGCTATAATGGCAACAGATGCTTTTCCAATTATTGACTATGCAAACATCAAAATAGATGCTAAAATAACAGGACCAGAAGATTTAAATGTTGAAATAGAACCAGGTGAAGAAGATCCATTACAACCTAGCTTTGATGATGATACTGAAAAATTAAAAGCAAAACGCCGTATCATAAACGGTATTACACAGGGCGCATCAGTTAGAGGAGCATTTAGTTTCTACTTATTCAGAGAATACCTTGATGATATTAATCCGGCATTAGTAGAAAAATATAACGAAATATTAAAATCGGTATTCGGAATATACGATGATGAAAACGCTATTGCGATGATGCTTGCAGCACTAGCTCAAGGACAAAAAATGGAAGGTGGTACAAGTGAAATGGTGTATGATGAAGAAAACGAACAATTTGTTATTAAAGCAAGAGCATTATGTTTTCCCATGCTGTTACACGAAATTGTAAAAGGATTATACGAAATCGTTGGTACAGAAGGATTTGGTGCTGATAAAGAAAAAAATAAAGCAATTATAAATGCTGTAGATAAATTATCTAATGAACCAAACGATTTTCGCTTCGGTAAATTCTTATATGATGCTATTACTAAATTATATAATGAAAGTGATTTAGATGATGCACGTATTCGTGAATTATTCTTTGCTGAATTATATAAATTAGAAGAAGACGAGTTCTTATCATTTGTAGAAAATGCTGTTAATGATGAATTAACTCCAGAACAAAAGAGATGGGCTATCAATACAATGAAAGATATTGAACGCGACTTGAAAAAAGACGATACTGGATTAGCTGATTTAGACTAATAGGCTTGTCAAAGTCCTTTTATTATCTTTATAAAAAATAAAATTAGTTATGGAAACACAAAGAATTAAAACATCAGACGGAACAATTGCCTATTACGTGGATTGTGGAGGCATAAACAAAATGCACAATTGGGATGGTGCAGCTTATTTCCCACAAGGTAACAAACGAGAAGCCGAGTATTACTTATTTGGAATTAAAATGAGTAAAGACGAATGGTTAGAACGAAAAGCTGATGTTAACGGGATTCCATGGTATAAAACAGCTGCCGGAAAACAAAGCGGAGCTAGAGTTTAATAAATAAATAGGGGTGTCAAAGCCCCTATTTTAAATTCAAGTTATGAGAGGTAGACCACCAAAAGAAATTACACTACAAGAAAATCCAACTAAATTTAGTCGTACTTATGAAGATGAATATACTACTGAGGTATGGACATTTGATTTAAATAAATCACCATATGGCCCTATCAGCGTAGATATTAAATATAAAGCAGGTGCTGAAAAAAAGATAAAACAAGAGATTAAGGAAGCTAAACAACAGAAGAAGATAGCTCGTCAAATGAAAAAAATAAATAAGCAAAATGAAAATAGGACTAACAGGAACCGTGTCGGTAGGAAAAACGACACTAGTAAACGCTCTTAAAGAGTTAGAACAATTCAAAGGATATGAAATAGCAACTGAACGTAGTAAATATCTACGCGATCAAGGTATAGCATTAAATACTGATTCAACATTGAAAGGTCAAATAGTGTTCGCTGCTGAACGTGCTTTAGAGTTAATGAAACCAAATATTATCACTGATAGAACAATATATGATGTAATAGCATTTACACTCAGCGCTAAATCAATTAGTAAATTTGAAAAACGTCATTTTTTCGATTTAATGTTGGATTTACGTAATGAATATGATGTTGTTATTTATGTATCACCTGAAGGTGTTGATATAGAAAATAATGGTGTACGTGAAACTAATGCTGATTATCGTACAGAGATTGATGAAATTATACGTGAATTATTAAAAGCACATCCACCTAAGAAACTTATTGAAATTAAAGGTTCAACAGAAGAACGCATAAACACTATTACCTCACAACTAATCTAATATTTATGGACATATCGTCAAACCAACTCAAAACAATGAAATCAAAACAATTACGTGGAATTATACGTGAAGCACTATTAGAAGTATTAAATGAAATAGGGCAAACTCCTGGTCATGGAGCTGTGAAAGTAAAAAAAGGAGATATAGCTAGTATTAAAAAATATACTCAACAAGGAATAGATGTTGAAGAAGATCCAACAATAAAAGAAATGGCTCGTGTTGCTAAAGGATTTAGATTAGCTGATCCAAACTTTGATGCTTCTCAATATGCTGCTAAACGTGTTAGTGGAGTATCAATGGAAGATATAATTAATTATTTCCGCGAAAATCCAGGAGCTGAAAAAACACAATTACAAGCACAATTTAATTTCGCTCGCCCACAAATAGCAAATGCTTTAGTTAATGGCTTATTAGATGCTGGAGTATTAGTTAAATTAGGAAGAGGAGGTGAAGTAGAAGCACCACCAGCTCCAGGTGAAGAACCAGCAGAAAGAGAAGAACCAATTCGTGGTGGTGAAGAATTTTTAATCGGACCTTATTTAGACTTAGGTGTAGATAGACCATCAACATCAAGTGAAGAAGAAACAGATGATGAAGAACCAATAATCGAACCAGAAAAAATCGAAAAAACCACTGCTAAAGGTGGAATGTCTGATGAAGATTATCAAGCATTTATAAAATATAGCGAATTAAAAGACCGTTTAAATGCTACTAAAACCAATATCAATAAAACAAAACGTTCTAAAGGCATAATTGATATAGGACCTAATACAAAAGATGAAGATATCTTGCGCTTGACTAACTTGAAAAAATCATTAGAAGATAGAATGGCGGCATTAATAGCAAGTTCAAAATATCTACAAGATAAGATAGCCAAAGAACAAACAGGTAAAATTGCTGCTAAAGCACCAGAAATTGAACCAGTAGAAGATAAAGATGAGGATGTGGTAGCAGAAAACTACGAATACGAAAGAAGACAATTGCAATACCGTGCTGGAATTATCAGATAAATATAAAAAATATATTCTATACGTTATAGTTGGTATACTATTATTGTTTAGCATTATATGGCTGTCCGTGCGACAGCCACAAATGCCTAAAGAATATAAAGATGCTATTGATGCTTTAACAAAAGCAAATAAAGAGTTAGTAGAACATCAAAAACAACTTGACAGTACTATCCAAGTTTATAAAAACGAAGTAAAACAAGTTGATAATCAAATAGATAATATTAAAGAAAAAACAACTATTATCAGAGAATATTATCACGAGCAAAGTGTAGCGGCTAATAATTATACACCGACACAAGTTGATTCATTTTTCAAAGCACGATATAATTATTGATGATTAAGCTAATTGATATTTTAAAGGAAATAATAGATATTTATCTTCCTAATGAGTTATCTAGCAAAGATATTCAATATGATGTAGTACAAGAATCTCCTAGAAGATGTATAGTTAATTTATCCTATAAAGATAATTATTATAGTTTAAGAATATTACCAATTTTTAATCCCAAAAGACCATCAGTTAATTTTGGGATTACAGATGAAAATTTTGAAAAAATTAATATGGATAAACTAATTAATGCTTCTCATACTCCTCGTATATTAGCTACTATTTTTGGATTTTTAAGATATTGGGTTGATAAATACAATATTCAAGAATTTGAATATGCTGCTCAAGGAGAAGTTAGAAATAAATTATATGAATATTATTTAAAAAAACATTTTTCTGATTTTAAACAAACTCAAGAAACGTTTGGTAATGAAACTATACAAGTATGGAAGAAAATCTAATATATAAAATTGAAATATTACAACTTATTGAATCTAAATATAATATTGAAATAAAAGATGAGGAAATAGAAAATATAATCACTTTTGAAGATTTAATTAATTTTATAAAACAGAAACAATGATTAAACTAACTGATCTTTTAAAAGAAATAGAGCAAGACCGCATTGAGGAAATAGGTGCTAAAGATATAGCATTAGGAGCTATGATGGCTGCTAGTACATTAGGCGGAGCAAAAGCAAAATCAGTTGCCAAAGCACCAACAGCAATAACTCAAACCGTTAAAGATACAACAAGAACAACTACACCTATAGATGGTATAATAGGTTCAGTAACATCTCAATTTAAATTCTTATCTCCTGAAAGAGAAGAAACAAAAATATCTGCTCCAACTAAAGGTGTACCATCAGTTGTTACAAAAACAAAAGTACCACAAAGTTTAGATCAAGTCAAACAATTCATTAAAACTGACTTAACAGTAGATCAAATGAAACAATGGAATGATTTTGTAGATTGGATGAAAAGTAAAGGTCTATCAGGTGATACAAAAATGGATAAGGATGGTTCTGATAAAAAAGTATTAGAATTTTATAAAGACAAAGTAAATCCTGATTTTTGGGTTAGTGATGAAAATGATATAAAAGAGGTACAAAAAGCACATAAAGATTATAGAGAAACTACAATAAAACTATGGAAAGCAGGTAAATGGGTTATTAAAATAGCTGGTGAAACTATGACTCCTGGCGTAGATGATAATAAAGTAGATAAAGAATATTTAGCTTTGGCAAAATAACTTTACTATATTTAGATATTAAAGTACATGAATATGAAAAAGTTATTATTTATCTTATTAATGTTAGGTTATGTTATAACAAATGCACACCCACCTAAATCTAGAGCTGAATACGAAAAATATGTTGATAGTTTATATCAAATTAATATCAAAATAGCAATTGACTATGGCAAAGCATTAGATACCAACCCAAATGCAATTCGCCCTGAACCAGCAATATGGTTTGTTGATATGAATGGAAATGCATATGATTACCCACCAAACGCAGAAAATGATTCTATTATGCGAGAAAGAGAAGTATATAAAAGAAAATTAGATAGTTTAGGAGGCAAGCAATTTATAGAGATAGAAAAGTGGTATAACGAAAAACACAAAAAATGAAACAACTATTAATAATATTATTATTTATATCAACGCTAACCAAAGCACAAGATACAATCAAAATACCCACCCCAGTAGCTAAACAAATAGCAAAGGAATTAGTTGGATGTGATAGTGTTAAAGCAATTCATGAATTGATTAAAGATCAACTTAAATTAACTGAATATAAAGTAATACTTAAAGATAGTATTATATCAAATTATATCCAAAAAGATACAATGTATGAACAACGTATTAAAAACGAACAAGATAAATTTGAAATACAAGGTAAATTTGTTAAAGATTTACAAAAACAAAATAGACGACTAAAAATAAAAAACATATTTACTAATACTATATTCGGTATTACTATTGGTGGTCTAGTAGGTGGATTAACATATATACTTCTTACGAAGTAATTCATCTTATATATTTATATACAATAAACAGTATATAATATGGCAGAACAACCCAATATAAAAGAAATAATTAAACAGGAATATATCAAATGTGCGATGGATCCTGTACATTTCTTTCGCAAATATTGTTATATTACTCACCCCGTTAAAGGTAGAGTATTATTTCATTTATATCCTTTCCAAGAGGATGTATTAAACGATTTTAGGAATCATCGTTTCTCTATTATAAATAAGTCCCGACAGTTAGGTATCTCTACCTTATCTGCTGGTTATGCTTTATGGACAATGCTATTTAATAAAGATAAAACTGTGTTATGTATAGCAACAAAACAAGAAACGGCAAAAGGTATGGTTGAAAAAGTACAATTTATGTACAATAACTTACCTAATTGGCTTAAAGGAAGTCAAAAACCAATCTCAGATAACAAATTATCACTTAAACTAGCTAACAACTCTCAAATTGTAGCTACATCAGCCGCATCAGATGCAGGTAGATCTTACGCAGTATCTTTACTAATAATAGATGAGGCTGCTTTCATTGAAGGTATTGATAAAATATACACAAGTATTAAACCAACCATTGCAACGGGTGGAGGTATTATAGCATTATCCTCTCCAAATGGTGTTGGTAACTGGTTTCATAAAATGTACACTGAAGCTGAGGTTAACAAAAACGATTTCAAAGCAATTAAATTAAGATGGGATTTACACCCAGATAGAGATAGTAAATGGGAAGAAACAGAACGAGCAAACATGTCAGCACGTGAATTTGCTCAAGAGTATGACTGTGACTTCTTAGGTTCCGGTAATTCATTAATTGAACCCGATAACTTAACTTTTTATGAACAAACTTTTGTACAAGAACCTGTGGAACGCCGCTTTATGGGTGGCGACTTTTGGATATGGAATTATGCAGATTATAGTAAACAATATATTGTTTGCGCTGATGTGGCTCGAGGAGATGGCAGTGACTACTCAGCATTTCATGTTATTGATATCGAATCATGTGAGCAAGTAGCAGAATATAAATCACAAATTGACACAAGAACATTTGGTAATATGTTAGTTTCTGTTGCAACAGAGTATAACAATGCTTTGTTAGTAGTAGAAAACGCTAACGTAGGATGGGATGTAGTAAATACTATTATAGAAAAAGGATATCAAAATTTATATTATTCACCTCGCGCATATGGCGAATTGAATATTGATAAATGGATGGCTAAAATGGATAGTGAGCAAACAGTTCCTGGATTTACCACATCAGCTAAGACAAGACCACTTGTTATCTCAAAACTAGAGGCGTATATTCGAGATAGACATTTTATATTTAGATCAAAACGACTATTAGAAGAATTAAGAGTGTTTATTTGGCAAAATGGAAAAGCACAAGCGCAAAATGGTTATAATGATGATTTAGTTATGGCATTAGGTATTGGATTATTTACAAGAGATACTGGAGTAAAATTTTATCAACAAGGCGTAAATTTACAAAGAGCAGCTTTAAATAATATTTCTAATAACAGTAGTCCAATTACATTATTGCCTAACGATGCTCAAAACCCATACCAGATCGAAACACCATATGGTGTTGAAGACCTACGTTGGATGTTATAGTTGATAAATATTTATAGACATAATAAAACATATTAATGGCTGAAGAAAAAAATAATAATGCGGGCACTGGTTTATTTAGTAGGTTAACCCGTTTATTCAGTACAGATGTAGTAATCAGAAATGTTGGTGGAAACCAATTAAAAGTAGTAGATACAGACCGTATCCAAGCATATGGTAACGTAAAAACCAATGCTTTAATTGATAGATTTACAAAACTTCATCGTTATGGTGCTAATATGCCATATAACCCAACGATGAACTATCAAACACTTCGTATTCAGTTATATACTGACTATGAAGCAATGGATACGGAATCAATTATTGCTTCTGCTCTCGATATAGTAGCTGATGAAACAACATTAAAAAATGAAGCAAACGAAGTAGTACAGATTAAATCATCAGATGAAAATATCCAACGTATACTTTATAACCTATTCTATGATATATTAAATGTTGAGTTTAATTTATGGATGTGGGTTAGAAATATGTGTAAATATGGTGATTTTTATTTACACCTTGAAATAGCTGAAAAATTTGGTGTATATAATGTAACACCAATGTCTGTTTATGATATGGTACGTGAAGAAGGTATGGATCCTCAAAATCCATCTTACGTATGTTTTAAAATTGATCCAATGGTTATTGCCGCTGGTGGTATCAATAGCCGTGTTAAAGATAGAGATGGTAAAATCAAATTTGAAAATTACGAAATTGCTCACTTCCGTCTATTAACAGATGCTAACTACCTTCCTTATGGCAGATCATTTATAGAACCAGCTCGTAAAACTTATAAACAATATATTTTGATGAAGGATGCAATGCTCTTGCATCGTATCACCCGTGCCCCGGAAAAACGTGTATTTTATGTTGACATAGGTAATATGCCTCCTGCTGAAGTTGATGCTTACATGGAACGTTTAAAGCAAAAAATGCAAAAAACACCATACATCGATAAAAATACAGGTGAATATAACTTGAAATATAATATGATGAATGTAATGGAAGATTTTTACATTCCTCAACGTGGTGCTAACTCAAACACTAAAATTGATACAATCAAAGGTTTAGAGTATAATGCAATAGAAGACGTAAACTTCTTACGTGATGAAATGTTAGCTGCATTAAAAGTACCTAAAGCATTCTTTGGATTTGAAAAAGATTTAACTGGTAAAGCTACATTAGCTGCTGAAGATATTCGTTTCGCTCGTACAGTAGAACGTATTCAACGTATTGTATTAAGTGAATTATATAAAATAGCATTAGTACACTTATATGTTCAAGGATATGATGGTGAATCATTAGCTAATTTTGAATTACATTTATCTACACCATCAGTAATTTATGAACAAGAAAAAGTAGCGCTATGGAAGGAAAAAATTGCATTAGCTAAAGATATGCAAGATAGTAAATTAATTCCTTCTGACTGGATTTATAATTTCTTATTCCAATTCAGCGAAGATCAATATGATGAATTACGTGATTTAGTTGCTGAAGATATGAAACGTAGCTTTAGATTAGGTCAAATTGAAAACGAAGGTAATGATCCAGCAAAATCTGGTAAATCATATGGTACACCTCATGATTTAGCCACATTATATGGTGCTGGAAGATATAATGGAGCTAAAAAATCAGATGTTCCTCCAGGATATGATGAAGATCGCCCAGTTGGCCGCCCTAAAGAAAAATCATCTATGATTGGTACGCAAAACGACCCACTAGGTAAAGATAGATTAGGTAGAGAAGAAAATGGTACATTATATACTGCAAATAAACCTGAAGAAAATGGTACACCTAAAGGCGGTTCTCCATTAGCATTAGCTGAATCTTTACGTCTTAAAGATATGTTTAAAACCATACCTAGAAAAGATAAAGATATGGTGTTTGGTGATGATGAGCCTACACTATTAAATGAGGAAAATATTAGAGACATATAACAAACATATATTTATAGATAGTGCATACTATATGGACAAAATAAAACACAACAAATTCAAAAACAGCGGACTAATATTTGAATTATTGGTTCGTCAAATTACTTCAGACACCCTTTCTGGGAAAGATTCACCTGCTGTAGATATTTTAAAGAAACACTTTAATAAAACAGAATTAGCTAAAGAACATAAAATATATCAAGCATTGGTTAATTCTAAAGCATTATCTGAGGTTAAAGCAGAATCACTAATTAACGCTACATTAGAATTATCTTCTCGTTTAAATCGCTCAGCGCTTCGTAACGAAAAGTATAATTTAATCAAGGCTATTCGTGAGGCATATAACATTGAAGATTTTTTTAAAGCAAAAATCAACAATTATAAACAATATGCGGCTGCCTGTACATTAATTGAAGCACATAATTCATTAGAATTTACAAATCCTGATCAAGTAATTGAAAACAAATTAACGTTACTTGAACATATCTCTCGTACTGAAATAGATAAAGAAAAAGCAGGCGATAGATTAATGGAAGAGTTTATGAAAATGGATAAAGGTATGCGTTTACTAACGTATAAAAAACTGTTAGAACGCTTCAACAGCAAATACTCATCTCTATCCGATAAACAAAAATTAGTTCTTAAAGAATATATTAACAACATTTCTAATACAGTTAAATTACGTGAGTTTGTTAATGAAAACTCTATTGCAATTAAAACTGAATTAGTTAAGTTAAATAAAAGCGTAACCGACAAAACAACTCAAATTAAGATAAATGAAGTTGTTAATATGGTTAAACCAATCGAAAAAACTCAAAACGTAAAAGACGAAAATCTTGTTTCGTTATTACAATATTACCAATTAATTGACGAGTTAAAAGCTACCAAGTAATGGATAAATTAAAAGAATATATTAAACAACTTGCTCGTGAAGTAATGAGTGAAGAATCAGCTACAGGCGCTATTGGCGTTGGTGCTGGTCCTATCATGACACCATATGCTTTTTCTCCTAAAGGACAAAAGAAAAACGCTGCTACTAAAACCGCAGAAAAACAGGGAATGAAAGTAACTAAAGGTGAAACCGAAATGCCTGGTGATTCTAAAGTAAAAGATTATGTATCTTTAACTGGTAAGAAGAAGAAAAAAGTAAAAATATATAACGAACTTAGTAACTACGATCGACCATCAAAACGAGGAGAGGCTAGTGGCTACACAGCACCTAGTGGCTACACAGGTCCTAGCTCTGCTTCTAAAGGTGGTGGGTACTATGCAAGCGCTGTAAAAGAAAATATGAAAGAATCATTAGAAAATATCGTTAAAGAAGAATTACTTAACGAAGTAACATACAATAAATTCAAAAACGAAGTAAAATTCAGAACTAAAAACGAACAACTACACAAAGCAATACGTGAAGTAAAACGTAAATTATCTGAAATTGATCGTATTGTTGAATACACTTCTCGTATGAAACAAGAATTAAGCGAAGGTGAAGAAGGATTAAAATATTGGAAAAATACAGAAAAAAATATAGCAACTATTTCTGAAATGGTAAACCAATTAAATAATAAAATTAAAAATCTTCACCAGTAATGGCAAAAATTAAAAGTTCTTCTGAAAGTAATAAATTATCATTTGGCACTAAAAAAAGTGGCAAAGCACAAAAATCATTTAACAAACACGACAGAAAATCACGTAATTATCGTGGTCAAGGCAAAGTTTAAATATTTATATTCATGAAAAGCATCAAACAACAATACATCGATTTGAAAGAGGGTAGAATGACCCAACAAAATTTCATGCGTAATTTACGTATGACTATGCCTCAATATATTACTAATGTAACTTCATTCAATGATTCAGTAAGAATCCTTAAAAACAAAGGTATATTGACTGAAGCTGATATAAAAGGGAAAACAATCAAAACATACAAACAAAATGAAGATTCTTCATACAGCGTTGAATATGAAGATGGTACTAAAGATACTATTTATGTTTCTGATAGTAATTGGGATATTATTAATAATTTAGAAAAAAGTAATTTAAAAGAAAAAAATCTTGATGTTGATCCTGCAGAATTAGCTAAAGGTATTGCTGTTGAAAAAGAACATACAAATGATCCTGTAAAAGCTGAAGAAATTGCTTTAGATCATTTAGCCGAAGACCCACAATATTATACTAAATTAGATAAAATAGGATTAGAAGAAGCAAACTATGATATAGTAGATATTCTTTTAAAATATGTTAAAGACCCAGATGATGCTGCGCAATATGCCAGTATGGATCCTGATACTTGGCCAGATTGGTTAACAGCAAATATGGACAGAGATCCGGAATATAAAAAATTCCACTCTGGTGAACCTGGTTTAACAGGGCATATGGCTAAACTCGCTAAAGATTTAGCAAATCCATTCCCACAATATAAAAAATTAAAAGCAAACAACGTAGATTTATATCCAGGCAACATGGGTGATGAAATGTCTGCTCCTAGGGAAGGAAAATTGAACGAAGCTAAAGACGAAAAAGGCAGATGGACAAACGCTAACGGCAAATCAATGTACGACCAATTCAAAGAAATTGATAATTTAAACGGTCAAGAAGTATTAATTGGTATTGATTATGAAATAGAAAAAAATCACCAATTAACTAAAGTTGAAGCTGCTAAAATAGTAATCAAAAATCTTAAGAAAAACCCAATTTATTACACATCAGCACTTATGTCTGGTAAAGAAGGATACGAACCAGAATATCTTGGTGGTAAATCAGCAAATGCTGAAGCACGCCAAATGCAACCTGTTAAAGATGATAATTTAGTTGATAAAAAAATGGGTATGCAGCCCGTTAAAAACATAGAAAAAGCTAAAAAAGACGCCGATGCTAAAAAAGAAACCAATAAAATAGTTAAAGGTGTTGAAGAACTTACATTCATTGCTAAAACAGTTCGTGGTGTTCAAAAAGCAGACCCTACTGGAGAAAAAATGAAAACAATTCGCGAATCAGTAGATAAAGCATTAGCTAAAGAACGTCTTAAAGAAATGATTCGTGAAGAAATGAAAGAAATATTCGATGGTCGTGCTAATATGTCGTATGGTATGTTAGGAACCAAATACGACGAAACCGGAGAAAATAAATAATATGGAACAACGTCAATTACTAGTAGATTATATACCATTTCACGTAGCTAAACTTTCATTAATTGAAAGTAAAGAAAACCCATCTGATAAACGCATGCGCGTTAAGGGTAAATTACAAGAAGCCGATGTAAAAAATGGTAATGGTCGTGTATATCCATTAGAAATACTTAAAAAACAAGTTGACGAATATATAAAAGGTCCAGTAGCATCTAAAACAGCAACAGGCGAATTAGATCATCCAGAATCATCTGTAATTAACTTAAATAACGTATCACACCTTATTACTAAAGTATGGTGGGAAGGTAATGATGTAATGGGTGAATTAATATTATTAAATACTCCATCAGGTAAAATTGCACAAGAAATAGTATCCGCTGGAATACCATTAGGTATTTCATCTCGCGGTATGGGTTCAGTAAAACAATTAGGTGAAACAGTAGAGGTACAAGACGACTTCGAACTATTATGTTGGGATTTAGTATCAGTTCCATCCACTCCAAACGCTTACATGCAACCCGTTAATAAATTAGCAATGCAAGAAAGCAAACAATATAATAATATTGTTAGCGATTACAGTAAAGTTAATTCATTAATCACCGAAATTATATGTACACAGACAGGAGTTTGTGCATTATGTTAACAGCTCTTCGCGGTTTTCATTTCTTACATATATTTATGATTAAGCCCACAATAGCTATCCATCCCTTATGATAGCTCGGTATTAACAAACCCCCTATTAAGATTCCTAATAATCTTATTTCCTAAACAAAAATTTAAGGAGAAACAAATTATGTCAAACAAAAACTTATTTCAAGAAGCTATCGCAGACGCAAAAGCCGTTCGCGAAGCAGCGTTAGCAAACGCAAAAGCCGCTCTTGAGGAAGCTTTGACTCCGAAAATCCAATCTATGTTAGCTGCAAAGTTAAACGAGATGGAGTACGAAGAAGAAGGTCTTAAAGACGAAGAAGAAATGGAAGAAGGAATGTATCCGGACACCACAACTGATCCTATTCAAGATAGATACCGCGCAACCGGTGCTGCTCTTGAGGGAAAAGAAGAAGAACTAGAAGAAATCGACCTTTCTGCTATTTTAGCTGAACTAGAAGATGAAGGTGAAGAAGAAGAAGAGTATGAAGAATTAGAAGAAGCTAAAGAAGAAGAAGAGGAAGAAGAAGGTGAAGAAGAAGAGGAAGAAGACGGAGAAGAAAAAGAAGAAGAAGTTGAAGTTGCTGACATGACTGTTGATGAACTCAAAGATCTTATCAAAGACATCGTTGCTCAAGAAATGGGTGGTGGTGAAGAAATGATGGATATGGGAGCTGAAGCAGGAGAAGAAGCACCATCTGGTGAAGAAGAAGAAATCAATTTAGATGAATTATTAGCTGAACTAGACGCTCTTGATGAAATGAAAGATGAAGAGGAACTAGAAGAAGTTAAGAAAAAATCTAAACACGAAAAAGGCGAAACTAAAGCTGAAGAAAAAGCAGAACATGCATCTGGAAAAGAAAAGAAAGAAAAATCTGAAATGAAAGAAGCAATTGCTACTATTCAAGCTCTTCGTAACGAACTTAACGAAGTTAATTTGTTAAACGCTAAACTTCTTTACGTAAACAAAATCTTCAAGTCTAAAAACTTAACTGAATCACAAAAAGTCCATGTTATTGCTTCATTTGACAAAGCTACAAACGTAAGAGAAGCTAAAGTCGTATTTGAATCACTTAGCACGGCATTAACAGCTGCAACTAAAAAGCCAATCAAAGAATCTCTAGGATTTGCTTCTAAAGCTGCTGGAATCGCACCAAGCAAAGTAATCGTTGAATCAAACGATGCAATTGCTAGAATGCAAAAACTTGCAAACATTATTAAGTAAAAAAACAAAACAAAATTTTTAAAAAATGAACATTCAACAACTTTTAGAGTCATCTAACCAATACAAAGTTATTGCTGATGATGCTAAAAAACTTAGCCAGAAATGGGTTAAGTCCGGCCTTTTAGAAGGCATTAAAAGCGAAGGTGAACGTAACACAATGGCGATGTTACTTGAAAACCAAGCTAAACAATTAGTTACTGAAGCTTCTACAACTGGTACTGGTACTGTAGGTGGTGGTGCTTATGCACAGGAAGCTTGGAACGGTGTTGCTTTACCATTAGTAAGAAGAGTATTTGGTGAAATCGCAGCGAAAGAATTCGTTAGCGTTCAACCAATGAACTTACCTTCAGGTCTAGTATTTTATCTAGATTTCAAATATGGTACTAACGTAACTCCTTACACTGCTGGTGGTTCTTTGTATGGTGCTAATGCAACTACAAACGTAACTGACATTGCTTCTTCATCTTTATATGGTGCTGGACAATTTAGTTATTCAATCAACCAATTCAGTTCTTCTGTTGCTGCTGTTACAGCTTCTGCAACTTGGGCTGATATGAACTTTGATTCTGACTATTCAGCTTCTGCTGCTGCTGGTAGATATAAAAAAATCTTAGTTCCTCTACCTATCACTGCTACTTCTGGTGCTCCAATCGCAGACCAAAATGCAGTTAGATCATTTATTATTACTTCTGGTTCAATCGGTGCTGCAAACATTTTACAAGCATTCACAACTGTATCTAACAACACTGCTTCTTTTGTTGTAACTGGTTCATTAGTAGCAGTTGCTGCTCCTGCTGTAGTATTATATTACAGTGCTGCTCCTACAGCTACATCTCGTGGTGATTTCGAAGATGCTACTGGTGCTGGTTTTCCAAGCGCAAACGGAACATCTGCAATCGCTATTCCAGAAATCAACGTTCAATTAAAATCTGAACCAATCGTTGCTAAAACACGTAAATTAAAAGCACAATGGACTCCTGAGTTCGCTCAAGACCTTAACGCTTACCACAGTGTTGATGCTGAAGCTGAATTAACTGGTATCTTATCTCAATATATTTCTATGGAAATTGATCTTGAGTTATTAGATATGTTAATCGAAAATGCATTCACTGTTGAACGTTGGTCTGCAGTTAACAACACATCATTAGATGCTACAGGTGCTGCTACATCTTTAGGTTACTACAATACTCAAGGTGGTTGGTTCCAAACTTTAGGTACAAAATTACAAAAAGTTTCTAACAAAATTCACCAATTAACATTAAGAGGTGGTGCTAATTTCTTAGTAACTTCTCCTACAGTAGCTACTATCTTGGAATCAATCCCAGGATTCGCAGCTGATGGTGATGGTGAAAAAATGGAATTTAACTTCGGTATCCAAAAAATCGGTTCATTAAACAGCCGTTACAAAGTTTACAAAAACCCTTATATGACTGAAAACGTAATCTTAATGGGTTATAAAGGTGCTCAGTTCTTAGAATGTGGTGCTGTATTCGCTCCGTATGTTCCGTTAATCATGACTCCGCTATTATACGATCCATCTACCTTCACTCCACGTAAAGGATTGATGACTCGTTACGCGAAGAAAATGATCAGACCTGATTATTACGGAAAAGTATATGTTGCTGGTTTAAATACTCTTTAATCTAGTATAACATATTAACCCCGTAAGGTTAATAATTAGATGCCAACCCCGTAAGGTTGGCATCTTTTTTTATATTTATAATAAACGATCGTTTATGGATAATGGTGGTAAACAAAAAAAGGTTTTTAAAAACGAAATTAAGTATTCTATAACACTTAATGAAGAACAAAAAGAGGTTAAACGACTAATACACGAAAATCAAATAGTAATAATAACAGGTAGAGCAGGATGTGGTAAATCGCTAGTATCAGCTCAAACAGCGTTGGATTTTCTGTTCAAAAAAGAAATTGATGCAATTTATGTTACTAGAGCGGCCGTTGAAGTAGGACATTCATTAGGGTTTTTACCTGGAAGTTTAGATGAGAAATTCAATCCATATCTAGAAGCATTTCAGGAAAACTTAATAAAATGTTATGACAAAGCTAAAACAGCACAATTAATAACTGATAAAAAAGTTATAGCGCTCCCAGTACAATTTATTCGTGGTAAAACAATTGATGATATATTAATTGTTGAAGAAGCACAAAACCTAACCAAATCAGAAATATTAGCTATATTAACACGATTAGGCAAAAATGGTCGTATAGTAATCAATGGTGATAATGAACAAAAAGACATTAAAGATGAATTTAATGGTTTATCATATGTCATTGAATTATCTAAAAAAATCGAAGAAATTAAATGGGTTAAACTAAAAGAAAACCACCGTTCCGATTTAGTAGGTAAAATTTTAGATTACGAATACGGGAGATAGCAATATTTATACGTGTTAAATACTAGTACTTAATGGCCAATATACCAATTTGGAACAATAATCCTGGACCAGTATGGGGAAATACCCCGTACGGATTTTATGACAATGATCAAAATTTCCAACAAGAAGCACCACTGTTTGCTACGTGGGGTGCTAGACGTTTAGGTTATCCTATTGTAAATGTTGAGTTACAAGACATAAACTTTTATGCTTGTCTTGAAGAAGCTATTACAGCATACGGTAACGAAGTTTACCAATATAAAATACGTGAAGGTTATCTTTCAATGGAAGGTAACATAGTAGATAATACAACAACATTTAATAATCAATTAGTTACACCAAATCTTGGTACTGTAATTCGTATAGCTGAAACATACGGTTCAGAAGGTGGAGCAGGTGGTTATACAACATATTACACTGGGTCTATTAAATTACAAAATGGTGTACAAGATTATGATTTAAAAGCATGGGCATCGGCTAGTGGAATATCTGGTAGTGGTATTGAAATTAAAAAAATATTTTATGAACAACCACCAGCAATTGTTCGTTACTTTGACCCATATGCTGGTACAGGTACAGGTATCCAATCATTACTTGAAACATTTGGGTTTGGTCAATTTTCTCCTGGTATTAACTTCTTGTTAATGCCTATATATTTTGACGTTCAAAAATTACAATCAATTGAATTAAATGACCAAATTAGAAAATCTGCATATTCGTTTGATTTAGTAAATAATAATTTAAGGTTATTTCCTATACCACAAAATCTTTCAGAAGGATTAAATGATAAATTACTCTTTCATTATATTAAACGTGATGAAAGAAACGATGTAACATCAGCAACACCAGATTACAATCCTAATACTAGTACTTTGGTTACAAATGTTAGTAATGTACCATATGCTAATCCTGTATATTGTGAAATTAATTCTGTTGGTAGACAATGGATTAGACAATATGCTTTAGCTGTTGTTAAAGAAACATTAGGATATGTTCGTAAAAAATATGCTTCTATTCCTATACCAGGTGCTGAAGTAACATTAAATGGGGATGATTTATTAACAGATGCTAGAGCAGAAAAAGCAGCATTGTTAGAACAATTGAGAGCAATGTTAGATGTAACATCTCGTAAAACACAACTTGAAAATCAAGCAATGGAAGCTGATTTTATACAAAAAACATTAATTAACGCACCAATAGGTATTTATATATTTTAAATGAAACTATCAAGTTTAATATTAGAAAGTTTAATACTTTATAAAATAGAAGTATTAATTAAAACAGATGCCAATGTTAATCAGGTATATGTTTATAATGAAATTAGAGGATTAGAAGGTGTTGTTGTAGTAACTGTAGAACAAAGTGATTTTTTAAGAAGTAAAAATACAGAAAAACATAATTATGCTTTATTAAAAATGAAATATTTAGTTAGCTCTACTCCAGAAGAAGATATCAAAAAAATTAAAACAGATGCTTTAGTAACTACTAAAATAGATGGATTATTACAATTTATTCCACGTTTTCAAACAATTGAAAAAATAGGAGAATATTAATGTCATTATACGGTGAAAATAGAGATATAAGCCTATTTAGACACTTAAATAGAGAATTGCTGAATAATATTATTGAGCAAAAGGTAGGATACTATAAAGTAATTTTAGATAGAACTGTACCAAATATGTATGGTGAATCTTTATCTAAATCATTTTATAATCCTGTATTAGTAAATTGTTTAATTGACAGCTCAGGATTTGAAGCACCAGTAGATGAATTTGGACCGGATGTTACTCGTACTATTGTATGTAAATTTTTAAGAGACGATTTAGCTGGAATTGAATTATGTACTGAATTAGGGCCCGATGGAAGGGGATTTAATTATGGAATTTATCCTGAAGTTGGTGATGTGTTATTATGGCAAGGACAATATTTTGAAGTAGATAATGTAAATGATAATCAACTAATAGTAGGTAAAGATCCATCTTACTCTTATTCATCAGATACTGATAATTTTGGATCTTCTTGGTCATTAACATTAACATGTCACTACACACGCCCAGAAAAACTTGGTATAGAAAAAGAAAGATTATAAATTATGATAAAATTAATTGATTTATTAGAAGAAATTGAGGTTCGTCCTCCTATAGTCCCAATGCCTTCAGAAGAAGATGATGAAGAATTCATCCAAAGAGGATTTCGTACTACACCAACAGAAATAGATCCTGAAACAGGAACTGTTACTTCAAAAGTAGAATATATTCCTTCTTTTGAGAAAGTTAGAAGAGATTTATTAAAGAACAGAAAAGAATTTCAACCATTTAAATATCATTCTAATGAATCTATAGCTAAAAATGCTAAAGATTTAAATACACTATTAACTAAAGCAGCAAATTTAATTTTTGCTTTAGAAAAAATGGTAGAATTAGAAAGAAAATCTAAATAATGTCAAATAGATTAAAACCAATACCAAAAAATCCAGTAGAGGTAGTTCAAGATCAAATTACTCCCTACTTGGCTAACCAGGGTAAACCGGTTAGCCAAACTGTTTTTTCTGAAAACCGTGGTACAGATTATTCTATGAGGAATGATACTGTAAAGGATATTTCTATTGGTTTAGAAGATATTGACAATGCTATAATGTACTACTTTAATAATGTTATTAAACCAAATGTAGTACAAAACGGACAACAAATAGCTGTACCTGTATTATATGGTTCACCTGAAAGATGGAAATCAGTTCAAACAGATGGTTTTTATCGTGATAATAATGGAAAATTAATGGTTCCATTAATTATGTTTAAACGTGAAAATATTGAAAAAAATAGAACATTAGGTAATAAATTAGATGGTAATACTGTACATAATTATCAAGTAGTAGGATCGAAATATAACATTAGAAATGCATATGATCGCTTTGATATTATAAATAACAGGATTCCATCAGAACAATACTATATTTCAACAACACCAGATTATGTTACATTAACGTATAACTGTATTATATTTACAGATTTTGTTGAACAAAATAATAAACTAGTAGAGGCAATTAATTTTGCTGCTGATTCATATTGGGGCGATCCACGTCGCTACAAATTTAGATCAATGATTGATTCATTTGCAACGACTACTCTGCTAGAAGCAGGAAACGATAGAGCTGCCAAATCTACCTTTACTATTAAAGTAAACGGTTATATGATACCAGATACAGTAAATAAAGATATGGCTACTGCTAGAAGTAAATTTTATACTAAATCACAGGTAGTATTTACAATGGAAACAGCAGGTAATATTGAAACACTAAGTACATCTGGTACTCCTAAAACAGCAATGGGTGCTGCTGTGGGGGTTGCTGATTCTTATAATTTAAATAATACAGGGGGAAGTAGTGGTGGAGGTGGTACAGTAGATCCTGCAACTCTAACATACTTAAATACAAATACACAAGTAGCAGCAACCACAATTACATCAAATACAGCTATATTCCCTAATGGGTTCCTAACAGCTCCATCACCTTTACCTGCAACTTCTGTAGCTAATTTTACATTCTTTGTAAATGGTCAATTAATAGAACCCTCAGCTATTACTAGTTTTGTAGATAATGGGAATAGTACATCAACACTCACTGTTAATACAACAGCATTAGGATTTTCATTTGGAGCTACGGATGAAATTATAGCTATAGGTAAATTTGCCTAATATTTATATATAGTATGAGTACATTTCGTTCGGAACAACTTCGCCCACCTTTTATTTTTTCAGGATCACTATCTCAAGGAGCCAATACATCGGCATCTGGTGATTATTCACATGCTGAAGGGCTTTTAACTCTTGCCTCCGGTCAATACTCACATGCTGAAGGTCAATATACAACAGCATCTGGTGTTGCTTCCCATACTGAAGGTGGAGCTACAATAGCTATAGGTGATTATTCTCATGCTGAAGGACTTAGAACAATAGCTTTAGGAGATTACCAACATGTACAAGGTCGATATAATTTAACAAGCTCAATTCAATCCGCTTTTATAGTTGGAAATGGAGCAGATGATAATTTAGTATACTCTAAAGATGGTAGTAAAACATATGTTGGGTGGTTAGGTTTAACACCAAATTGTATATTATACCAAATAAAAACACAACAAGGACCATACACATACGATGAGCTACAAGCTATATTAGCAACACCCGAGTGGTCTTAATATTTATAAACAAATAAAATAACCATGACAACAAACATTATTATTCAGATCGTTATAGCAATTATATTTGCTGGCGGCGTGGCGGGTTTAGTAAAATTACCAGGGAAACAAAAATTAATAGCGGTATTTGTAACACTAATATCAATAATAGCAACGGTTTTATTATGGTCTATCAAATAATAATATCAATATTACTTGTTGTAATATCAGGTATTGCAAAAGCAATATGTGATTTATCATCCGATGATAAAATTAAATTTAAACCTGAAATATATTGGGTTAAATCAAAATCATGGGTGAATAAATGGAAAAACGGTGATCCTAAACAAGGTGAAAAATTTTGGGGTAGTTCCAGATGGTTTGTTTTATTTACTGATGCTTGGCATTTATTTGGATTAATAGAGAGAATATCATTTGCTATTGCTTTTATATTAAGTGGTTTATTAATTGCAAATAATATTTGGTTTATATTTTTTGCATTAGGTTGTTACATTCTATTTGCAACAACATTTCATATATTTTATACTTACATTTTTAAAAAATGAGTTTAAAAATAGATATAAAACACAGTAGTACTCCTGGTTTACAACCCACCACATCATCTATTAATTTAGCTGAAGTTGCTTTTAACACATATGATGGTAAAGTATACTATAAAAAAGATGATGGCACTGAATCTATACAAGAATTAGTTTCAACAAACCACACAGGAAGTGTTAGTATATCCGGTTCTACAACAATAAATGGAGATTTAACTATATTAAGTGGTAGTGGTGACTTATATATTCATGGTCATAAACAATTTAATTATGGTGTTTTCCAACATAATCAAACAGTAACAGGTTCTGCAAACGTATCTTATTCATTTCAATTAGATACAACTGATGAAGCAGATGGGGTAAGTATTGTGAGTGGAAGTAGAATAACATTTAATAATGCCGGAGTATATGATTTACAATTTTCAGCACAAGTAGCACAAGTTTCAGCACAAGGTGGACAAGGCGCTGGTAAAGCAACAATCCATATTTGGTTTAAAAGAAATGGAACAAATATTCCAGAATCCGATACTAAATTAAACGTTAATGGTAATGATTATGCGGTTGCTGCTTGGAACTTTATGAAAACATTTAATGCTGGAGATTATGCTGAAATAGTGTGGCAAAGCGATTTATCAACAACTACATTCCCCTTTGAACCAGCAACTGGTAACTTTCCTGCTGTTCCTTCTATAATAGTAACAGTAAATCAAGTAAGATAAAAGAAACTTGGCTGTCTCCTCTCTCTTGTATATATTTATATCAAACAAAATAAAAACATTATGTCACTAACCATTATAGCAGGAATTACATTTGTCGCAATATTCACTGCATTTGTTCTAATTTCAGCTATTAAAGCTGATGAAAAAAATTCAGTAAAGTCACTTGAAGATCCAGTTATTACTGAAAATGATGTTCATGAAGATTTACATTCACATGTAGAACCAATTATTGAAACACCAGCTGTAGCTGATGAAACACCAGCTGTAGTAGCACCCCAAAAGAAAAAACCAGCAGCTAAGAAAAAAACTAAAAAAGTAGATGCTTAAATTAGTAGAAATAGCTAAAGCATGGATAGCAGCAGCTGATCCAACACCAGAACAACAGAAAATAGCTGAATATAGAATTTCTGTTTGTGATGTGTGTCCACAAAAAACATATGTAAAACATGTTGAAACATATATTTGTGGAAACTGTAGTTGTCCATTAGCTAAAAAAGTTTATTCACCACTACCCGGTAGAGAAGCATGTCCTGAAGCTCGATGGGAAAAATAAAGATTATGTCCGAAACAAAACAATTAACACCAGAAGAATTACAACAAATTCAAGAGATGCAAAAACAATACAACCAATATGTATTTGATTTAGGCAGTATTGAAGCACAGTTGCAAAACGTTTATAAAGCAGAAACCGATTTAAAAGCTGAAAAAGCTAATGTAATATCAGATATCGCTAAATTAGGCGAAAGAGAAAAACAATTAGTTGATACTCTTCAATCAAAATATGGTGTTGGAAGTATAGATCCACAAACCGGAGAAATAACACCACTTTAATTGCTATTTCTGCGTTTTATGTAGCTTTATAGATATTTATTATTAGGTAAATCCAAAATAATAATTTAAAACAAACATAAAAAAATGGCAGAAGCAATTATTTCTCCTGGTGTATTTCAGATCGAATCCGATCAGAGTTTATATACCCAAGCCCCACCAGCGCTAGGCGCAGCTATTGTAGGTCCTACAGTGAAAGGTCGTCCTTTCGTACCTACATACGTTACCACATATACTCAATATGTAACTATATTTGGGGATACTTTTAAAAGTGGTAGTTCATATTATGAATACTTAACTTCACAAGCTGCTCGTGAATATTTTTCAAATGGTGGGCAATCATTATTAGTAACAAGAATCATTAGCGGTTCAACAGACGTTGGAACTTATGCTACATCAAATCTTCCTGCAGTAATGAATGCTACTTCAACTTCTCTTCAATTAGAAGTTTTAGCATGGGGTGATCAGATGAATAATACTTCTAGTATGGTAAGTGGTGCACTAGCAAGTGGTTCAGCACAAAACATTCGTTGGGAAGTAACAAACGTTAACACAGGAAGTGGTACATTTACACTTGTTGTACGTCGTGGTGATGATAATAATAATCAAAAGAATATTTTAGAAACATGGGCAAATATGAGTTTAGATCCACAACAATCTAACTATGTAGCTCGTGTAATTGGTGATTTAAAACCAGTTTATCAATTAGATAGTGGTGGAAATCCATATATAGCATATACAGGAAGTTATGCAAATGCTTCATTGTATGTTCGTGTTGCTTCTGTAACAACTCCAAACGTAGATTCAATTGATAATAATGGAAATTATAAAGCAACTCAATATAGTGGAAGTTTACCAGCAGTAGGTAGTGGTTCATATGGTGGTTCATTTAGCGGGGGAAAACCAGCTACAACTTCTCCACAATTAATGAATGAAAATATTACAACTTCCAATATTCAAGGATTTGCTCCTGCAGATTACCAAACAGCTTTTGCTTTATTAGCGAATAGAGATGAATATCAATTTAATGTATTATTGGCTCCTGGTTTGGGAATTAATAGTAATATGATCGCTTGTGTTGAAGGAAGAGGAGATGCAATTGCAATTACTGATGCTACAATTTATGGTAAAGCAATTACAGATGCAGTAGCTGCAGCAGGTGGTTCTTCAAGCAATTATGCAGCAACATATTTTCCTTGGGTTCAATTATATAACTCAAACTTAGGTAAAGCAGTATGGTGTCCTCCATCAACAGTAATCGGTGGTGTGTTAGCATTCAACGACCAAGTAGGTGCTGAATGGTTCGCTCCAGCAGGTTTAAACAGAGGTGGAATACCTTCAGTAATTAGAGCAGAACGCAGATTACAACAATCAGATAGAGATACATTATATAATGGAAACGTTAACCCATTAGCTACATTCCCAGGAACTGGAGTATGTGTTTGGGGTCAGAAAACATTACAACGTAAACCAACAGCTCTTGATAGAGTAAACGTTCGCCGTTTATTAATTGCTTTAAAAGATTTCATTGGTGGTGTTTCTCGTACATTAGTATTCGAACAAAATACAACAGTAACAAGAAATAGATTTTTATCTCAAGTTAATCCATACTTAGAAAGTGTAGTACAACGTCAAGGTTTATATGCTTATAAAGTAGTAATGGACGATACAAACAACACACCAGATGTTGTAGATAGAAACCAATTAGTAGGTCAAATTTATATTCAACCAACTAAAACTGCTGAATTTATTATCTTGAACTTTAACATATTACCAACTGGCGCTACATTCCCTGCATAAGGGATTGTAGTTCCTAATATTTATTAATAGCAATAAAATAACAATATAAAATGGCAGTATTAAACCCAAATGAAATCATGTTCACAGCATTCGAACCAAAAGTTCAGAATCGCTTTATCATGTACATAGACGGTATTCCAGCATACTTAATTAAGAAAGCCAGTGCTCCTGGTTTTGACGCTGGAGAAATCATATTAGACCATATCAACGTTTACCGTAAAGTTAAAGGTAAAGTAAAATGGAATGATATGAACTTAGAATTATATGATCCGGTTACACCGAGTGGTGCTCAATCAGTAATGGAATGGGCTCGTTTAGCTCACGAGTCAGTAACAGGCCGAGATGGCTATTCCGACTTTTACAAGAAAGACATCACTTTAAATATATTAGGACCTGTTGGTGACGTAGTAGGTGAATGGATAGTAAAAGGTGCTTATGTTAAAACAGCAACATTCGGCGATTACGATTGGGCTAGTGAATCTTATATTTCATTAGCTGTTACAATTGCTATGGATTATTGCGTATTGAATTTCTAATTCAAATCCTCCATATTTGAAAAGAAGCGTTCGTCCTTTTTCACTACACCAACACACAACCATTAACCGTTTTAGAAAACCAGATTAAATCAAATAAAACAACACAAATATGGCAGAACTAAAGTTACCGACAGAAGAGGTTTCATTACCATCAAAAGGATTATTATATCCTAAAGACTCCCCTCTTTCAGCAGGGAAAATTTCCATGAAATATATGACAGCACGTGAAGAAGATATTCTTACCAATAGCAACTTCATTCGTCAAGGTACAGTTATTGATAAACTACTGCAATCATTAATTGTAACACCAATCAATTATGATGAATTGTTAATTGGTGATAAAAATGCTATTCTAATTGCAGCACGTGTCCTTGGATATGGTCAAGAATATTCATTTAAATACAATAATGAACGCGGGCAAGAATTAGAAGCAACTGTTGATTTATCTAAATTAGAAGAGAAAAAAATTGATGAATCATTATTTAAAGCAGGTACAAATAGCTTCACATTTGCTCTACCTAAATCAGGTAATACAGTAACGTTTAAATTACTCACACACGGAGACGAAAAGAAAATTGATGCTGAAATTAAAGGATTAAAGAAAATTAATCCAAATGGCTCATACGATATTACTACCCGCTTCAAACACATGATAACATCAGTAAATGGAGACAGTGAACAAAAATCAATTCGTGATTTTGTAGATAATTATTTATTAGCTCCAGACGCTAGAGCATTACGTGAATATTATACTAAAGTACAACCAGATATTGAAATGAAATTCATCCCAGAAGATGATAGTTATACAGGGGAGGGTATAGCGATTCCAATTTCGCTTATTTTTTTTTGGCCTGACGCCGGAGTATAGACCTATTCTATTCAAACAAATTCATGAGATAGTATTTCATGGGAATGGTGGTTATGATTGGGATACTGTTTATAATATGCCTTTGTGGTTACGTAGAACTACGTTTAATTTAATGAAGGAACATTATGATAAACAGAATGAAGAAAATGAAAAACAACAAAGTATGTTAAAAAACAAAAAAGATACAAGCGTATCTCGTCCTAACATATCACCTCCAACTTATACAACGAAAGCACCTAAAAAATAGGTGCTTTTAATATTTATGTGATGTAATACTACAATATAAATGGCAACAGATCCTAAAATAATAAAACTATTATCTGAAGACTTAGAAAATCTCAATAATATTATTGATGATATTGCTGTATCTATTAAGGGTAAATTAAATGCTAGTTTAACTGATACTAAAGAAGAACTTGAAGATATAACAAAATCTTTTAAGGAAGGAAAAGATATTACTAAGGAGCTTGAATCTAATTTAAAAAAGATAAATAAAGAAAGTGTTAAATTAGCTCTTGATAAAAAATCAATTCAAGCTCAATTAAATGATCTTGTAGATGATTATAATAAAAAAAGTATAAGTCAACAAAAAATAGGTGAAAATAAATTTAAAAAACAACAAGAATCTCTTAATCAACAACTTAAACAAATTAGTGCTCAATTAGAATTAAATGCTGCTCAAGGAGCATATTTAACTCTTTTAAAAGAAGAAAATGATAAGAGACATGAAACTAATAGAGTATTAGAAAAAACTCAAAAAATATACAAAGGTTTAGCAGCATTACCTATAGTAGCTCTGTTTAAATCTATATTAGGTTTTGCTTTAAAAGCAGACGAACAAACTACAGAATTAGCTAAATCTTTAGGAATAAGTAAAGATCAAGCTAGAGGATTATATCAAAATTTTTCTGATTATGCCGCTTCTGCAAATGATTCTTTTGTTACAACTACTAAATTATTAGAAGCCCAATCCCAATTATCAGAACAATTAGGCATTAGTGTTAAATATAGTGGAAAACAAGCAGAAGATTTTTCTCGCTTAACTAAACTAATGGGATTATCAGCAGAACAAGCTGGTAAATTAGCTAAACTATCTATAGTAAATGGAACTTCAATAGAGGCTACAACAAAATCTATTATTAGAGGATCAGCGGCTTCTCAACGTTCTAATAGAATAGCTATTGATCAAAGAACAATATTAAAAGATGTAGCTAATTTAAGTGAAGGAATATTAATTAAATTTCAAGGCAACCCAGAAGCATTGGGTGCTGCTGTAGTACAAGCTAAAAAATTAGGTTTAACTTTAGATCAAGTTGATAAAGTTGGTGAGTCATTATTAAATTGGGAATCATCAATTGAAAATGAATTAAAAGCTGAATTAATAACAGGTAAACAAATTAATTTAGAAAAAGCACGCTATGCTGCTTTAACAGGAGATCAAGCAACATTAATGGCCGAATTATCTAATCAGGTAGGTACATTAAATGATTATCAAAACATGAATGTCATTGCTCAAAAATCACTAGCTGAAGCTTTTGGTATGAGTAGAGATGAAATGAGTAAAATGTTGCTTGATCAAGAAAAAGCAAATAAATTAGGAGATGCTTCCAAACTAACCCTTGATGCTCAATTAGAAGCATTAAAAGCACAAGGAGAACCTTTAGATAGCGCATTATATAAACAAATACAACAACAATCAATCCAAGAAAAATTCAATAATGCTGTTGAAAAAATGCAGGATTTGATAGGTAACTTAGTAGCAGGACCTTTAGGACAACTTATTGATGGTTTTGCTGATTTAGCTAAACATAGTGGGGTAATAGTATCTGCTATGATAACGTTAGCTTCTATATCTTTAACCAAAACATTAATGGGGTTAGCAACAATGGCCACAGAATTAGAATTAGCAGCAGCCGGCGCTATAGCTACAGCATCTGCCGTTACTTTAGGTATAGGTATAGCAGCAGTGATAGCTGGTATAATTGCAGCTACAGGAGCTTTCGATAGTGCTAAACCACAAGAAGTTAAAGACGGCATAGCACCCTCCGATAAAGGTCCATTTACTATCACAGATGCATATGGGGCAACAGCAATAACATCAAAAGGTGATGGCTTAGCAGTTTCACCTAATATTAACAAAGGAGGAGGAGGATCAACTGATTTTTCACCAATGATAGCAGCAATAAATGAAGTACGTAATGCTGTTAATGAATTAAAAAATAGACCAGCAATTGCTTATATTAATGGTGAAGATGCCTTTGCTCGTAATTTAGGAACAGTTAATGCATTGGGTACATCCCAAACTCAAAATTCATATAAACTAGCTTAATCTATTAATATTTATTGACAACAAAACATTACAATTATGGCATCAGTATTAGATCAATTACCAAACAGTAACCTAAGTTTACAAGGTAATGGTTTTAACCCACAAAACAATCAACCAGCTTGGGGATATCAATCACCATTAGGAACATTAGATCCTGCATTAAGTGAATTACAATATACTTACTCTGTAGATGGTAATCCTAATGAACGTATTGTTGACTTTAACCGTACTGCTTTAGGTGGTGTTACAACAGTTCGCCCACCAGCAAGATTAGATGAATTAGATCCTAATGCTCCTAATAACACACAAGCAGGAATGGGTGGAGTAGTATCACAAATATACAAATCAGCACAAGGTCGCAAATATAAAGACTTAGGACCACAACCAGGAAGATATTAATAGATATAAATGCCAGGGTTATTAACTTTACATACAGACTTAAAATCGCTTAAGTACGGACAAGACCGTCCTGGAGGTGGTAATAGTGGTCAACCCTATATTACAACAGATATCAATACAACTGATACTCAGATCCCCTTCGATGGTGGTTTTATGAGATATGGTATTGTAGGAGCAACCCAAGCATCAGAAACTGATAGACTTCGTATTAGCAAATTTTTATATGATGGTACACCTGGGTACTTGTTTATTACAAGACAAGCAGGATTACAATTATCTAATCCTAAACTAGAAGTAAGAAAATTAAATATAAGTGGAGGTCCATTCTTAAATTTTATAGGAAATATTGCTAATAGAGTAAATCAACAAATAGGTCCTACTAGAATATATAATGGAGGAGTAAATACTTTAGCACAAGTTCCTGTTAATGCTTTTGGAACACATTTTCTTAGACATGGTATACTTACAGACCAAATAGAAGAAAATAAATATGAAAATGCGGTTGCCTCTAATAATGAAGCTGGAGACAACAGATTACTTAAATTAACTAGTAAGCTTCAATTAGGTGATAATGTAATTAATCCTGTTGATCCAACTCAAAGATTAATTAATAGAGAAAATAGAGTAATATCTATATTTACTAATATATTTAATACTATAAGTGTACCATTAGGCGGCCCTGCTATTCCTAAATTTAAATTTACCCCTCAACAACAAATTATAGATCAATATATTGGAGGTCCTAACTCAGTATATGGTGTAGGTCAAACAGTTATAAGAAGATATAGTAATACTGAAGACGGACAAAAAATTCAGGATGCTTTAGATAGAAGTAAACAACTTGCTGGATATTCAATAGATGATAAAGGTGGACAAGCTATTGTTAATTATACATCTACATTAGGAGGAAATAACGGTTTATACGGATATTACGATAATGGAAAAACAATATCCGATGCTTTAGTAACATATAATGAAACTAGCTATATAGAAGAAAATAATTTAAAACAAGCTATTAATAAAAATGCTGTTAATTATTCTAATTCTAATTTAAAACAATATAGTGCATTAATTAAACAAGTAAAAAGTCAACAAGAATTATTTAATAATGTTGCTTTTGTTTCTTCTGGAACAGGATCAGTAGGAGTAAATACTAATCAATTTGGAATATACAAAACGGTTAGAGACGAAAACGGTGTTATCAATAAAAGTGGTTTATACGAATCAGCTACTAATGGTGCTCTTATAGGATATAAAAACTCATATGGAGACGTTATAAAGATAAATTATGAAAAATGGTCTGATATATCTCGTGAGAATAGAGTTGGTAGTGAAAGAAAAGATCAAATTAATTTAACTCCTCTACTTTCACGAGTAACACACTATTGGTATGGAAATGACACCGAAACTTATTCTCCAGATGGTGAAAAACATAATATACGAGATCTAATTAAATTTGCTATACAATCAGTAGACACTGATGATCCTAGTCTTAGTGATTTCATGATATTTAGAGCATACTTAACACAATTTAGTGATAATGTTGATGCTCAATGGAGTGATATAAAATATGCTGGTAGAGGTAATCCGTTCTATATATACAATGGTTTTACTCGTAAAATCCAAATTGGATTTAAAGTTGCTGCTTTATCTAAAGAAGAAATGGCACCAATGTACTCTAAATTAAATTATTTAATGAGTTCATTAATGCCTGATTATAAAAATAATGTAATGAGAGGTCCATTACATAGAATGACAGTAGGAAATTACTTAGATGCTCAGCTTGGAATTTTAAATTCTATTTCGTATACTGTACCAAACGACTCACCTTGGGAAATTGCAATCGATGAACCAGAAGGTGGAACAAAGATGTTAATATTACCTCATATTTTAGAGGTATCAATGACATTTACACCAATAGGTGCTGAGACTCAAACAGAAAATAAAATAGAAGCAAAAGATAAAAATATATCGCTGTTGGCACAAAATAATACAGGGGGTGATGTTAATACTATACAATATTACCATAGTTGGTTAGCAAATAATATTTATAAAAAAGATAAAGCTAATGCTATTTCACCTACTGTTCCTCCAACAACTCCACAACCCACTAATAATGGTGTAGTTGATTTAGTATCACAACCAAATATTCTTTCAACATGACACGCTACGATAATAAAACAATAGAAACAACATCACAAGGTAAACCATATATTAAGGGTAAAATGTATCCTAATATACCTTTATCAGTTAATGATGTTTATGTTGTAACAACTATTGGTGATAGACTTGATCTTTTAGCATATAGTTATTATCGTGATGTTAATCTTTGGTGGGTAATTGCTGCGGCAAATAATAATGCAACTAAAGGTTCAATGTTTCCAATACCTGGTACTCAATTAAGAATACCAACTAATTTAACAAATGTTTTAAATTTATTTAACCAATTCAACACAGCAAGATAATGTTATGTCAATATTTAAAAGTACATTTTCCCCACATATACAATCTCAATTAGAAAGTAGAAGAGATGCGATGTTATATCGTTCTCCTGAACAACTTTCTTACTTGAATTCTCGTAATGCTTGGATTAGAATGTCTTCAAGTGTTAATGTTAATGGTACAAATGAATTAGCTAAAAAATACATTTTACAAGGTGGTACTTTAAATGATATAACAGATAAATCTGTAGTAGGAACGCCAAAATCAGGTATAGGTGATTTCTCAAATGCATATAGTAATACAGGTTATAATGGTAACCCTTATCGTTTGGGTATTCGTCCGATGCCTGGTATAACATCTTTAGATATTAAATCTAAATCAGCGTATGGTTCATTAAGGGAGGCAACAATAAATTTTCAATGTTGGGATATTAATCAATTAGAAGATTTAGAATTGCTATATATGCGCCCAGGATATACTGTATTAATTGAGTGGGGATGGACACCTTATTTAGATAATAGTGGAAAATACGAACCTAATTTTACAGATTATTATGATATAATCAATATAAAACAAACTGATCGAACAAAACTATTTAGAGATTTATACGATAAATCAGTAAAATATGCTGGTAATTATGATGCTATGTTTGGTTATATAAAAAATTACCAATGGTCGGCTAGAATGGATGGTGGATATGATTGTCAAGTAAGTGTTATATCTACAGGTGAAATCATTGAATCATTAAAGGTGAACTATCTACCAGCATATATTACATCTGGTTCTAATGATGGTTTATTATCAAAAGAATTTATCAGTCAAGGAAATAGTTATGTTTACTGGCAAAATTCCTATTCTAAAAATGCCTTAGCCGGTGTATGGGCTGAAACATATTATAAACTATGTAATTCATTTACAGGTAATAAAGGAGGGAACCCAGGAAGCAATCCTGTTATTTTATCTTCTGATAGCATATTTAGTAATAATTATGCTTTAATTAATGGTTTAAATTTTAATTCATCTAATAATACCAATGATAAAAAAGATCTTTCATATGGTACAACGGAAGTTTATATTACTTTAGAAGCAGCTCTTAATGTATTAAATAAATATATTATAGCTAAATCAAGTACTGATAATAAACCATTAGTCGAATTTTCTTTATCTTCTTCTGTTTATGATTTGATTTCTGGTTCAACTCCCGATCCTTTATATTGTGTAGCTCACCCATTTCAAATATCTGTAGACCCTAGTATATGTTTAATACAAAATAATAATTGGAATACTATAATAAAAAGTGTAGAAGAAACATCAGAAAAAAGTAATATAGATGGTGTAGTACAAAATGCATATAATACTATATTTGATGCTGTAATTAGAGTAGGAACAGATAATCAAAAATTGATAAATGGAATAAGTTTATTAACAACTCCGGTTATATATGCTTCCTTTAAAAAGAAATTAAAAGAAAAACCTATTTTTAATACTGTTTTTCAAAAAAAATATTCAACATTAGAAGAAATACTTAATGGAGAATTAGTAGGATTTCAAACAGAAGGATCAGACAAACAAACTCCAGATAATGTTAATACTATTAGACAAATAGGAGACATATTAAAAAAAATTAATATTAGTATTAAATTTACTCCGAATGTCGATACCTCTGTGTGGCCCGTAAATCCTAAAATAATAGTACCAACCACTCCTATTACAAAAGAACAATACCAACAAATAATAAATAAAGAACCAGAATATGGTTTTGGGGGAGATAAAAATAAAGAAAGTAAGAAGGCTACTTTTAAAGTATATACTGGATTTATAACTAAAATAAATTTCAACGATAGTTTAGTAAGTACACAAGATATAGGAACTTCATTATATAACATATCTGAAAATTCAAAAGAGGCTATTAAAAACTTAGAAATATTGTCTAAATTAAATAAAAATTATTTTTACAACGATGATCCTAATTTAGAGATAGGAATATTGAAAAACATTTATGTTAATGTTAAGTACTTATATCAACAAGCTTTAAGTAGTGAATTAGAATCCAAAGACCCTAAACATAGAGATGAAATTAATTTATATGATTATATTAAAAGATTAATAGCAGATATCCAAGTATCTATAGGAAATATTAATTCATTTGAAATACATGTTGACCCTATAGATAATAATATTGCTCGAATTATAGATATAAATTACACAGAGCCTAATAAAGCTAAATATAATAATTTATATGAATTACCTATTCATAGTTTAGACTCAACTATAAGACAATATTCATTACAATCTCAAATATTTCCAGATCAAAGCTCTATTATAGCAATAGGAGCACAAGCTAAAGGTGGTCAATTAGGTATTCAAAATAATACTATGATTGATTTTAATACTAATTTAATTGATAGAATTATTGTAGATAAAATAGATGCACAAGGAGGAAACATATACCCTTCAACTCCTTATAATCCTAGTGAAGATTACAAAATTATTAATGGATTATCTCAAATAATAACATTACTAGATGCTTTAAATGGAAGTGTAACTAATAATAGTACATATACGTCCGCAGATTATAATACTTTAGCATCAGATGCTAAAAATGCTTTAAGAGATTTAATTGTGTATTTTCAATCAATAACTAAATCCTCAGGCAGCAATAGAAACATAATTCCAACTAAATTTTCAGCCGAAATGGATGGTATTGGGGGATTAGTAATAGGTCATATGTTTAAATTACCTGATACAGTATTACCTAGAGGATATAGAGGAGTTGGAGGAGTAGGTTCACAATTAGGAAATGTGATTACATCTATTGGTCACTCCATTCAAAATGGAGATTGGGCAACTAAAATAGACTCACTTAATGTAGTATTAAATGATTATAATAATAAAGACTACAATCTATTTAGTATTCAAAAATTAAATTTTGCTGTTCAAGAAATAGTAAACGCTACTACTATTCCTGGATATATTAAATACACTACTGAATTAGGTAAACAATATGTGGAATCAACAAAATTCAGAGCAAAAGGAAAATCATCAAATGAGGCTAAGAAAATAGCCGAAAAATATTTAGGATCAAAAATAGATGATTCTAATTGGAATTATTTAATAGCAGCTATAAATGCTGAATCAGGAGGTGATGAACAAGAAAATGCTTGGATTGCCGCTATTATATTAAACAGAACAAGAACTTCTAATAATATAACAAATGTATTGGGGGCTAAAAATCAATTTCAATCCATAACAGGAAAATACAATTCAGGTCCTAGTTCTAATTATATAAATGGTCCTACAACGTCTGGGGAAGAAAAAATTTATAACTCTATAATACAATATTTATCAATATCAAAAATTGACACCCGATATAAAAATTTTACATCAAATATAATAGGAGCTTATAAAGGACCAGGCACTAATATATCTTTTTTATATAATGCCCAACAGAATAAAACAAAAGTAATACACGGAGGAACTATATTTTTTATATTATAATTATGGGACTACGAGCACCAAAAAATAGAATAAAAGAAGGTAAATACACATCTGGGGGTGAATTTGTAGAAACAACCACAAATAAACCTTACCAAGGGTATTATTGTGTATTAAATGATTCTTTTTTCATTGGAAAAACATTTGATCCAAATGCTTCTAAATTAACTCCCATACCTAAGAAAAACAAATTTTTTGATAAAAGTAAATCACTAGCATTATACTCATCAATAACAGGAATAACATCCCAAATGTTACAAACACCTACAATTAATAGTATTCCTACAAATAAATTTTCTAATCAATCATTTATAGATACTAAGTTCTATTATAAAAAAGTAAATGAACAACCTATTATTATAAAAGAAATTGATGAAAATACTTATAAATCTCTTATAACAAATTCTTTATATCAAGTAACATTTATTGGAACTTATCAGGGAAAAACTCAAAGTATAGATGAGGCTGAAAAACAACTCCCTGGAATAAAAGCTTTCTTAGGTTTGTAAAGCAAAACTCTTTTATTATATTTATAAAAGTAAAAGGTTATGAAGTATGTTTTACATAATAGAGAAACAAGAACAACTACAACAACTACCATCATTTAGAGATTGCTTTGTTCGATTCATTCAACAAAACGATAACTACCATCCAAAACTAAGTCCACTTAGTCTGGTGTATGTTAGAGACATCACACAACATAAAGGATACATTTTATGTATCAATCATAGTGAGTCATTTTCACTAACACAAGACATTGTGTTTGATTGGATAGAAAATAATACAGATAAATTATTTGTATTGAATAAGAAGGAAGCGATGTATCATTATCCTAATGCTGATAAGTTGTATGATATCAATTTTATTGAAATACCAGATTTAACAGGTGTATTTACATCATGTCATACATTTTACTACAAACAACACATAGCAAACCCAATAGTAAATAAATTAATTCCAATTAGTAAACACTATGAAAACTGCGAGAATATATTTGATGTAGTACTACCTATAATCCGCAAATACCGCCCTAATAACGCCGTTTATGCGTTTAATAACGGTAATCTTACGCGCGTGTTCCATGAAATAGAATCAAATGGTATTAAGGTAGATAAACAATGCTTTATCGATTCATACAGCGATAATTTAATATACCCACAATTTAACCTTAATAAAGGTAGAATATACAGCCAGTACAACCTATACACAATAACTGGTCGTCCATCAAACACATATAACAATATTAATTTCGCTGCATTAAATAAAAACAATGGCGAACGTTTATGTTACAGACCGACAAATGATACATTTGTTGAATTTGATATACAGGGATATCACCCACGTTTATTAGGTGAAATGATTAAATTTGAATTTAATAATAAAAACACATACGAAACGCTAGGTGAATTATTAGGTGTTAGTACACAGGAAGCTAAAGAATTAACATTCAAACAGCTATATGGTGGTGTATGGGGTGAATATCAAAACAAACCATTCTTTAAAAATATCGTTGCTTTAACTGATGATATTTGGGAAACATATCAATATGGTAAATACTATGAAACCGAGAATAGAACATTCTATTTAGATACGGAAATGACACAATCTAAGTTGCTAAATTATATTATACAAAGTAAGGAAACAACTACTAATGTTAAAATGTTAGTTAATATATTAGATTATTTAAAGGATAAACAAACGAAATTAGTATTGTATGTTTATGATAGTATACTTCTAGACTATAGTAAATCGGATGGAAACCAAACATTAATAGATATTAAAAATATGATTAAATATCCTGTAAATATCAAAACAGGAAAAAATTATCATGCATTAGAGAAAATCTAATAAAAATGCATCAAAGCAAAAGAATTATATATTTATTATAAACGATATTATGATAAAATGTAAAAAATGTGAGCAATATAAGGAATTAACTGAATTTAATAAGAGCAATTCATCTAAAACTGGATATCAAACTCAATGTAGAGAATGTAAAAAGAATCATTACGCCCAATATAAGGAAAAATATATTATTAAATCAAAAGAAAAATATCAACAAAATAAACAAGATATATTAGAATATTATAAAGAAAAATATCAACAAAATTCTGGAGAATATAAACAAAAATCTAAACAATATAGAGAAAATAATATTGATAAAGTTAAAGAATATAAAAAACAAAAATATCACACTGATAAAGATAAAATTAAACGATATGTTAAACAATGGTATATTGAAAATAAAGAGCATTGTATATTAAAGAGTAAACAGTGGGATGAAAATAATAAAGATAGAAAAAATAAAAGACAACGAGAACGGTATAAAAATGATACTAATTTTAAATTATTGTTAAATTTAAGAGGAAGATTCAACCAAGCATTAAAAACAAACACAAAACAAAGTTCAATCCTAATATTATTAGGATGTACCATAAAAGAATATAAACAACACATAGAATCACAATTTAAACCAGAAATGAATTGGAATAATCATGGTATAATTTGGGAAATTGACCATATTAAACCATGTGATTCATTTAATTTAACTGATATAGAACAACAAAAACAATGTTTTCATTATACCAATACACAACCATTATTTAAAACAACCTCTATTGCTGAGTCATTTGGGTATAATGAATTAGGAAATAGAGATAAATCAAACACGTTATGACTAATAAAATATCATTTATTAATGACTCTGACATATTTATAGATAATGATTATGCATCATTTCTAGACTATAATATGACAAACAAGTTATTCTGCACATTTACCTCACCAGCAGACTTAGAGGAAACAGTAGCGACGATTAATCGTAAATATTCAATATTATTCAATAAGATATTTATATTGGAATCACCGCAAAGTGATGAATTAATATGTACTTATAATATTGATACAGGCAATATGGCATCATCGCCTATGGCTAATACCATTCTATTACATAGAAAGAAAGAATCCAATTCTTTGTACACCATTAATGCTCTGAATATTCTTATTAGATCGTTAAACAATGGGATATTGGATACAAGATTTATCATTAATTGGCAGGACTATAAAAATAGTATATTGCTAACTAATGGTCCTGATTTGAGAAAGCTAGATACAGCTATCCACAAGATTATCGACTTTAATAAGTAATAATATTTATAGTAGACTTATAAAGTGAGCTTGGTCTCCCAAAAAAGAAGTCTTATATTTAGTTTATTATTGTGTTCATAGAACACCTCACATTTAAAAACATGTATTATGGACTTAAGCGTCATCAAACAGAAGCTGTCCGCTTCTCAAAACAAAGGACAAAAACGTGAAAAAGTAGATTACAGTAAGATCTTTTTCAAACCGAAACCTGGTAAATACCAAGTTCGTATCCTCCCCTCAAAATTCGACAAATCAAATCCATTCCGTGAAGTTTACTTCCACTATGGTTTCTCCAAGGGACCAATTTTGGCGTTGACTAACTGGAACGAGAAAGATCCTATCGTTGAATTTGCAAAAAACCTTCGCAAATCATCTGACAAAGAAGATTGGCAATTAGCTAAAAAAATTGAACCGAAATTACGTTACTTCGTTCCAGTATTGGTACGTGGTGAAGAAGAGCAAGGCGCTCGTCTATGGGAATTTGGTAAATTAATTTACGAGCAATTGTTAGGTATCGCTGCTGATGAAGATTATGGTGATTACACAGACATCACTGATGGACGTGACTTCACAATCGAAGCAGTAGAAGATGTTGTTGCTGGAAGAAAAGGTGTTAAATGTAACATTCGTGTTAAACCTAAAACAACACCAATTTCTGAAGATGCTGCTTTAGTAGAAAAAGCATTGAACGAACAACCAGACATCTTTGCTATTAACAAACAATACACATTTGATGAATTGAAAGATTTATTAGATAAGTGGTTGAACCCAGATAGCGAAGAAGATACTGAAGCACCAATCGTTTCTAAAGACGAAGACGAAGAGGAAGATGATTTCCTAACGGAAATGAACAAACCAGCTGAAGCGTATAAGCTGGATGTAAAACCAAAAACGTCTAACGCAGACAAATTCGACGATTTATTTATTTAATTAAAACTGTTATGGCAAAGGGAAAAAGCTCATTGAGCGAGGTAATTAGTACCTCAATCAACAAATCGTTTGACTTATCTTCGTTTAAGAAATCTAAATTTCTTGATCAAAGTGTTAAGTTCAAACCACAAAGATGGATAAATCTATCCAAAGCATTCCAAGATGTCATTTCATTACCAGGTATTCCTATGGGCCACATAACACTATTACGTGGCCATAGTGATACAGGTAAAACAACAGCAATGTTAGAGGCAGCTGTAGCAGCACAAAAAATAGGTGTGCTACCTGTCTTTATCGTTACTGAGATGAAATGGAATTGGGATCACGCTATTCAAATGGGTTTCGAAATGGAACCTGTAGTAGACGAATCAACAGGTGAAGTAACTGACTACAAAGGATTTTTCCTATATGTAGATAGAGGTTCACTAAACACAATTGAAGATGTAGCAGCATTTATTGCTGATCTATTAAGCGAACAAGCACAAGGTAAACTACCATTCAATTTATTATTCCTATGGGATTCAGTAGGATCTATACCATGTAGATTATCTGTTGAATCAAATAAGAACAACAACGAATGGAATGCAGGTGCTATGTCTCAACAATTTGGTAACTTTATTAATCAGAAAATTATTCTATCACGTAAAGAAAACCAACCGTATACAAACACATTTGTTGCTGTTAATAAGGTATGGGTTGCAAAACCTAATTCACCAATGGAACAACCAAAGATGAAAAATAAGGGTGGTGATACAATGTTTTTTGATGCTTCATTAGTAGTAACGTTTGGTAACATTACCAACAGTGGTACTAGTAAGATTAAAGCAACTAAAGATGGTAAAGATGTAGAGTTTGCTAAACGCACTAAAATATCAGTTGATAAGAACCACGTTACAGGTGTACAAACAAAAGGTACTGTAACAATGACGGTTCACGGATTTATTGATGATGATAAAAAAGCGATTGATGCTTATAAGAAAGAACATTCCAAAGAATGGTTAGCTATCTTAGGTACTGATTCGTTTGATATTGTCGAAGAAGATGAAATGAAAGAAAATTTAACTGATATACCATTAGATGAAGAATAAATATGAAAATAATTATCGATAGAAACACACCAGACAGTAGACAATCATCCATTGTAACAATTGATACTAAACACTGTTATTATCCTTATGCAATTAAAGAAGCTATTGAATTAGCTTTAACACTTGATGGGTATTCAAAAGAAACTATTAGTGAAGTATTTAATAATTATAATGATGTGTGCAAAGAATCAAATGAAGAATAAATAGAACCCTATAGGCTTCTGTGTTTTCCCACAGGATTCATATATTTATTGGAAATAATAAATTATGACAAAAATATGTAAACACTGTGAGATAGAGTTGCCTATAGGTTCTTTTTATAAGAACAAATCATCTAAAGATGGATTAGCTAGAATATGTAAACAATGTAGCCATAAAGCTAATCTAAAATGGGCTGAAAATAATCCTGATAAAGCTAAATCACATACTATTAACTGGCAACAAAAGAACCCTGAGTATAACACTCAGTATTATGAAAATAATAAAGATAGGAAAATAGCATACGTTAAACAATGGAAACAAAATAAAATAAAAACAGATCCTTATTTTGCTCATTGTAATAAATTAGATGTGTATTTTGTAAATCATATCAGGTCTATTAAAAATAGTTTTGATTTCTTTGGATGTGATATTATATCACTAATTAAACACCTGGAGTCTCAATTTGAACCAGAAATGAATTGGGAAAATCATGGTAAATATTGGGAAATAGATCATATACGTCCTCGTTCATCTTTTAATTTGTATGATGACTATGAAAGAAAAAAATGTTATCATTATACTAATTTACAACCATTAACTAAAAAAGCTAACAGAACTAAATCAAATAAGTTATGAAAAATAAATATGCTGATATATTATCTAAAGTTAATAACGATCAGCGAGGTGTCTCTGATTCTATTCTTATAATAGACGGTCTTAATACATTTTTAAGGAGTTTTACTATGATTAACCACATCAATCAGGAAGGAGCTCATATTGGTGGATTGACTGGTTTCCTAAAATCAGTTGGTTATGCTATCAAAATGCTAGAACCAACTAAAGTGGTTATTGTGTTTGATGGTGTAGGCGGCTCCAATAGTAAACGAAATTTATATCCTGACTATAAAGCAAACAGGAATAAAAATCGTATGACTAACTATTCTATATTTAGTTCTAAAGATGAAGAAACTGAATCAATCAATAACCAAATGGCTAGGTTGATTCAGTACCTTCAACTTCTACCAGTATCAATTATTTGCGTTGATGGAATTGAAGCAGATGATGTTATAGGTTATTTAGTAGGTAAGTTTGAAAATTATGCTGCAACTAAAGAAGTAACTATAATGTCAGCAGACCAAGATTTCCTTCAGTTGGTAAGTGAAAAAACTAAAGTATATTCACCAACAAAGAAGAAAATATTTAAACCTGCTAATGTATTAGAAGATTACAATGTGAGCAGTTATAATTTCGTTAATTATAAGATACTTATGGGTGACTCATCTGATAACCTACCTGGTATTAATGGATTAGGTCCTAAAAAGGTGATTAAAATGTTCCCTGAATTAGCGACGGATACTCCAACAACATTAGAGGAAATGCTGGATAAAGCAGCTTCAAAAATAGATGAACATGAGTTATACGGTAGAATAATTGAGAGAAAGCATCAACTAGAAATCAATAGTAAACTAATGAATCTAAAGACTATTCCACTATCAGAAGAGAATATTCAGCAAATTCAGGACAGTTTCAAAACAGTTTACTTATTAGATAAACATACGTTTATGCAACTATATGTAAACGATTTGTTAGGTGAATCTATTCCTAACACTCCAAATTGGCTAAATCAAGTTTTTGGACCTTTAAATTTTGAAGGGCAGAAATAAAAAATTATATTTAAAATAAGTTATGACAACATTAGAATCATTAAAACAAGAATTAACGCCATATCAAAATACACTAGTATTAGATTTATTTGAAGTTGTTAGGTTGGTAGATGTAATTGATGGTGAAGATGATTTTTATTGGGTTTATGATACTTATAAAGGTATAGTTCATTCAAGTTGTGTCGGATGTTGGATTCCACTTAAAGGTAAAATTGATGAAGATCGATATAATAGATTAGTAAATATTTGGAATTTAAATAATATAGAAAAAGCAATATAAAGAAGTTATGACAACACAAACCAAATATGAAAGTCCATACTGTCCAGTATGTGATGGATGTGGTGAAGAGGGATGTTGTTCCCCACTTCGTTGTAAACAATCCTCTGATGGTCATTATTGTGAGTCATATCTTAATGACTTAAAGTTTGGTTATATCATGAATAGTTACTTCCAAGAAAATATATGGGGTAGAATGAGTGATGATTTGAAGAAGGAGTATGATGAGATGTGGGATAAAATATATGATAAAACATACAATAAATAACAACTGATTCAATTTTTCTAGTATTGTCATATATTTATTATAAACGATATTATGATAATATATCAAACTACAAACCTTATTACTGGTATAAAGTATATAGGTAAAGACAAAAACAATAACCCCAATTATATTGGATCAGGTGCTGATTTGAAAATAGCTATTAAAGAATACGGCAAACATAACTTTAAAAAAGAAATAATAGAGCACTGTAACAGTATTGATCATCTTATAGAACGAGAAACATATTGGTTAAATTATTACGATGTAGAAAATAATCCTAACTTCTACAATAAAACAAATAAACCGTTTGGCAACTCAGGATTATCAGAAGAAACAAAACAAAATATAAAACATGGATTAAAGAAACGCATATGGGATCCTGAGTGGGGTAAATTGAGTGGACAAGCTAGAGTAGGATCAAAACGGGATATTAAAAGTGGAGATGAACACGGCAATTATGGTAAACCTAAATCTAATGAACATAAACAAAATTTGTCTTTAGCTAGGACAGGCAAAAAACATAATTTAAATTGGTGTCTGAATATTAAAAACAATAGACATAAATGTATAGAAGTTAAATCTAAACCTATACAACAATTAGATAAAAATAATAATATAATAAAAGAATATAAATCTATAACTGAAGCTAAAAATATAACTAATATAAAAGGTATACCTAATGTATTAATAGGATTAGCAAAAACAGCAGGTGGATTTATTTGGAAATATAAAGAAAGTTAATTAAATTTAGATAAATAAGTTACGAATGACTACTCTCTCTCGCCTCAATCAATACGGAAACGCATTCCAGGTTAAAGTGTTAGGCGCACTACTTACACAACGAGATTTCTTATTAAACATTGCTGATTCACTTGACAGTGAGTATTTTGAATCACAAGCACATAAATGGGTTATCGATTATATTATAAAATATTTCGGCCAATACCATACTTATCCAACTATAGAAACACTATCAATCGAAATTAAAAAGATTGATAATGAAGTATTACGTATTTCACTTACAGATGCACTACGTGAAGCGTATAAAATGTCTGATGTATCAGATTTAGAATGGGTAGAAGAAGAATTTAGTAGCTTTTGTAAGAACCAACAAATGAAGAAAGCCATTATGACATCAGTTGATCTACTCAACTTAGGTGATTATGATGGTATTCGTTCATTGATTAATATGGCGATGAAAGCGGGTGAAGAAAAGAATATAGGTCACTTATACGAAGCAGATGTTGAAGCACGTTATAGAGATGACGATAGAAACGCTATACCATTCCCTTGGAAAACGTTTAACGAATTAACACAAGGTGGTTATGGTAAAGGTGATTTAGTATTAGTATTCGGTAATCCAGGTGGTGGTAAGTCATGGGGAGTAATTGCAATGGGCGCTTATGCAGCAGCATTAGGTTATAACGTAGTACACTATACACTAGAATTATCTGAAGGATACGTTGGTAAACGTTATGACGCAGTATTCTCAGGTGTTGATGTTGATAAATTAAACGATCATCGTAGCGAAGTTGAAGAAGCAATCAGTAAGGTTAAAGGTAAAATTGTAATTAAAGAATATGCACCAAAACGTGCATCACTAGACACAATTGAAGCCCATTTACAACAACTAGAACATCAAAATGAATTTAAACCAGATCTAATCATAATTGACTATTTAGATTTACTACGTACCAAAGGTAGAAAAGAACGTAAGGATGAAATTGATGATGTATATACTGAAGCTAAAGGATTAGCTAAACAATTATGCATACCGATTGTATCGCCTTCACAAGCAAATAGAACAGGTGCTGATAAAGATATATTACAAGCTGAAAACGCAGCAGGATCATATGATAAAATTATGATTGGAGATATAATTATATCCTTAGCACGTGGTCGTAAAGATAAGGTTAATGGAACTGGTAACTGGCACTTTATTAAAAATAGATATGGTGCTGATGGATTAACATTTGGTTCAAGAATAAACACAGCTAATGGTTTTATTGATATATTCAATCAACCTTTGGATGATGAAGAATTCGAAACCAAAGCAAAAGGTAACAATAAACAGACAAACCCTTTCTCAGACATTGGTGAAGAAGATAAGTATATTCTTCGCAGTAAGTTTGCAAAATATGAGGAGGGAACGTAGATTACATTATATTTATAAACACAAAAATAATCACTTTATGTTAACCGTTAAGAAGTTTTCGGCAACGTGGTGTATGCCATGTCGCCAAATGGTCCCTGTATTCGAAGAAGTTAAAAAAGAAAATCCAAATGTACGTTTTGTAGATATAGACGTTGATGATAATAAAGATTTAGCTATACAATCAGGTGTACAATCAGTACCCACTATTATATTTGAAAAAGATGGACATCAAGTACATCGTTTTAGTGGAGTAAAACCAAAAGCAGTTGTAAACAGTATTATTAAACAATATCTATAAAATGCTAAAACCACAATCAATAAGAAAGGGGATTGATGTCTTCTTTAACGATAAACTAGCCTCAAAACAAGAAATAATAGACTTCAGTGCTACATGGACTGTAGGTCAAGAAACACTATTTAAAAAGACACTTCAACAGGGTGGAGAGATGAGTATACAAGGAGTAAAAATTAAAGTTAAATCACAAGAACAAATTGTAAACTCTCAAGGAGAAAAAGACCCAGGTATTATTGTATTTCCTGGTTCTGATGTAAGATTTTAATATATTAAAAAACTATTTTAAAGAACAACAAAAAATGAACGTAGAACAGAACATCCTCAGTGACATTACAGTGTATATGAAGTATGCAAAGTATGTTCCTGAGAAAAAGAGACGAGAAACATGGGAAGAATTAGTTACCCGAAACAAAGAAATGCACCAAGCAAAATTTCCTCAATTGCATGATGAAATAGAAAATGCTTATAAATTAGTTTATGCTAAAAAAGTATTACCATCAATGCGTTCATTACAATTCGCTGGTAAACCAATTGAATTGAATAACACTCGTATCTTTAACTGTTCATTCTTACCAATTGATGATTGGAGAGCATTTAGTGAAATTATGTTCCTATTACTATCAGGAACAGGAGTAGGTTATAGTGTACAAACACATCACATCGAAAAACTTCCTGAAATAACTGTACCAACAAAACATAAACGTTATTTAATTGGTGACAGTATTGAAGGATGGGCTGATGCAGTTAGAATGCTATGCAAAGCATATTTTACAGGTGGTTCATTACCATTATTTGATTTTAGAGATATCAGACCGAAAGGCGCTCAATTAATTACTGTAGGTGGTAAAGCACCAGGTCCCGAACCATTAAAAGAATGTTTATTCCAATTACAAAAAATACTTGATAGAAAGAAAAGTGGTGATAGATTAACATCACTAGAAGCACACGATATGGCTTGTCATATTGCGGATGCAGTATTAAGTGGTGGTATTAGAAGAGCAGCATTAATTTCATTATTTGATTTAGATGATGAAGCAATGCTAACATGTAAATTTGGAAATTGGTGGGAAGAAAATCCACAGCGTGGACGTTCAAACAACAGTGCTGTAGTATTACGTCACAAAATAGATGAAGAAGAATTCTTTAAATTATGGAAGAAAATTGAATTGAGTAATTCAGGAGAACCTGGTATCTACTTCAGTAATGATAAAGATTGGGGAACAAACCCATGTTGCGAAATAGCACTTCGCCCATACCAGTTCTGTAACTTATGTGAAGTAAACGTATCAAATGTTGAATCACAAGAAGATTTAAACGAACGAGTTAAAGTAGGTGCATTCATAGGTACATTACAAGCAGCATATACTGACTTTCACTACCTAAGAGATATTTGGCGTAAAACAACTGAGAAAGATGCTTTACTTGGCGTTGGAATGACAGGTATAGGTTCTGGTGCTGTATTAAAAATGAATTTAAAAGAAGCAGCTGAAATAGCTAAAGAAGAAAATGCTCGTGTTGCTGAATTAATTGGTATTAATAAAGCAGCTCGTGTTACTACTGTAAAACCATCAGGTACTAGTTCATTAGTATTAGGAACATCAAGTGGTATTCACGCTTGGCATAATGACTACTATATCAGACGTATCAGAGTAGGTAAAAACGAAGCAATATATTCTCATTTAGCAATTAACTATCCAGAATTAGTTGAAGATGACTTCTTCAAACCAACAATTCAAGCAGTTATTTCAGTACCACAATCAGCACCTGAAGGCTCAATAGTAAGAACTGAAAATGTAATGGATATGCTTGAGCGTGTTAAATTATTTAACACAAAATGGGTTAAAAAAGGACACCGTAAAGGAGCAAATACAAACAATGTATCAGCAACGGTATCAATTAAAGAAGGTGAATGGGAAGAAGTAGGTAAATGGATGTGGGAAAATAAAGAAACATTCAATGGCTTATCAGTACTACCTTACTTCGGAGGAACATACACTCAAGCTCCATTTGAAGACATTACCAAAGAACAATTTGATGAAATGGTAACACATTTACATAACATTGATTTATCTAAAGTTATTGAATTTAGCGATGAAACGGCTTTAGCAGATCAAGCAGCGTGCGCAGGAGGTGCTTGTGAGATCGTCTAAATTAGAAGAAGGAATACATTACTACATGGAAGGAGATAGGGTAGTATTTACTGCTCTATCCCTTGTCATGCAGGGTAAATGTTGTGGGAGTGGATGTAAAAATTGTCCTTACTCTCCTAAGCATACTAAAGGAAATTTGGTTTTGGCAGAGGAATTTATTAAATTTAAGTTATGAATTTAGAACAGTTACAACAAGAAGCAGAAAATCTAAAATCAATAGATGCTGCTAGTTTAACTCCTGAGCAATTAACTCAGTTAGTTGAAAAATTATCCAAAATGATGGATGCTGGTGATTTAGCAATGACCGAAATTAAATTACAATTAGATCAAATTAAAACAGATATAGAAGATGAAACAAATGCTGGATAATATTATTTTAGTTATATCCGTAATAGGATTAGTTATTATGTTTGCAGGATATTCTGTAATGTTCCTGTGGAATTGGCTTATGCCTACAATATTTGATTTACCAACAATTACATTTTGGCAATCAATTGGATTACAAGTATTAACTTATTTATTATTTAGTACTAAAGAAATAAAAAAACAATAAAAAATGGGACGTTATATTTCAACAAAAACATTTGACAACTACTCAGTAGCTATTCGTCAATGGAGAGCACAACATTCACACTGTCAGTTGCTTCACGGTTATGGAATTTATTTTAAAGTATGGTTTGCATCTACTGAACCATTAGAAGAAAATCAATTAGACGATATGAATTGGATTGTTGATTTCGGTGGTTTTAAATCAGCACCAAAAGGTAATGGTTTGAAAGATTGGATGGATTATATGTTTGACCATACTACACTAATTGAAAAAGACGATCCATATTTAGATATATTCATGTCTATGGAACAAATGAATCTATTACATTTACGTGTAATGGAGAAAATGGGTTGTGAAAATCTAGCTAAATTAGTTTATGCTAAGTTTAACGATGTATTATCTAAAACAGATGCAGGTCGTTGTAAAGTAATCAAAGTAGAATGCTTTGAACATGGTAAAAATTCAGCAATATACGAAGAATAATATGAAAATAAGTCACGAATTACCTTTATCATTAATGCACCACGGATACGAGTGGAATGATTATGATTATATGCTTCCGCATTTAATCGACAAATACATGCAATATGAAATATATTTTCTAAAAGCTAGAAAAGATGGTCGTTTTATTATTATGGATAATGGATTGTTTGAGGGTGTAACTCATACAACTGAAGATCTATTAGAAAAAATATATGCATTTAAACCAAATGTATTCATCGTTCCTGATGAATGGAACGATTCAGCCGCTACTATTAGAAATGCTAAACATTGGATGAACGTTCATAAACCAAATCTACCTGAAGGTGTTGAATTAATGGCTGTATGTCAAGGTAAAACATTAGAAGAACTTACTTCAACATATAACAATTTATTAATTTTAGGTTATAAACACATCGCATTTAATCATTCAAGTATAGCATATCAAGATATGTACCCTGAATTAAGTTTACTTAATGCTCAAATGTATGGTAGAATGAAGTTCATTAGACACCTATTACAAACAGGTATTTTAGATAAAACAGTTTATCATCATATTTTAGGTGCTTCATTACCACAAGAATATATGGTACATGCAGATTGGACCTTTATTAAATCAGGTGATACATCAAATCCAATTTTAGTAGGTGCTGAATGTGTTCGTTATGGGGATAATGGTATTAATTGGAAACCAAAAGAAAAACTTGAATTTTATTTTGAAAAAGATTTGAGTGAGCAAAAAGAAGATATTATATTTAACGTAAATAAGTTTAAACAATTTTTAAAATAAAGAGTTATGTTAGAAGAAAAATTTTTATCATTGTACGACTACCTCAAACGCGCTGCAGGTAGTGAATTAGGAAAACAAGTAGCAACTCGCGCTGCTGAATTAAATGTAGGATTTAAAACAAGACATGTATCGAATGCAAAATACACAGGAGAGATAATGTTGTATCCGGAATCATTTCTAAAATGGTATTTTAAAACACCAGATGCTGATGAGATGAGAAAGAATTCAGAAATATTGATTTAGATGAATTACCATTTTAATAAAATCGGTTATGGGGCTAATCGATCAACAAAACAATACGCTCCTTATTTAATTAATTTAAACAAATGAAAAAACAAGCAGTTTTAAGTCTATCCGGTGGAATGGATTCAAGTACACTATTACTCCACCTATTAGCAAATGGTTACGAGGTAACAGCACTATCGTTCGATTACGGACAAAAACATAGTGTTGAATTAGAAAGAGCACAAGCATTAGTTGAGTATATTAATGCTCAACACAACATTGAATTGTATTTACCACCATTTCCAAGAGTTAAACATCAAGTAATTAAACTAGAAGGATTAGTTGAACTATTAAATTCAGCACTTGTAACAGGTGGTGCTGATGTTCCTGAAGGTCACTACGCTGAAGAAAACATGAAAGCAACTGTAGTACCTAATCGTAACAAAATATTCAGTTCATTGATTCAAGCAGTTGCATTATCAATAGCAACTAAAAACATTGGTGACGATTGCTCTGTAGGACAAAGAGTAGATATTGCATTAGGTATTCATGCTGGAGATTTCAGTGTTTATCCTGATTGTAGACAAGAATTTAGAGATGCTGATATGGAAGCATTTAAGTTAGGTAATTGGAATAGCGAATTAGTCAATTTCTATACTCCTTATTTAGAGGTAACTAAATTAGAAATATTACAGGATGGATTACAATGTTGTGAAAAGTTAGGTCTTGACTTTGATGAAGTATATAAGCGCACTAACACAAGTTATAAACCATATCCATCAGGAAATAGTGATTATAAATCAGCAGCATCTGTTGAGCGTATAGAAGCATTCCTTAATTTAGGACGCAAAGATCCAGTAACATATGAAGATGAAGGTGGTATAGTATCGTGGGATGTAGTAACAGATCATGTTAAAAAAGTATTAGCAGCTCATGGAAAATAATTAATGTCTTTGGGGTATTCATAATATTTATTATCGTGAATACCCTAAAACATATTATTATGAAAACATGTATAGATTGTAAACAAGAAAAACAAACAGAACAATTTCCATTTGATAAAAGTAGAAATAGATATCTAAGTGTATGTAAACAATGTACTGCAATTAGAACTGAAAACTACAGACAGAATAATAAAGATAAATGGAGACAACAATCAAAAGCTCATTCATTAAAACGCAAAAACATTATTGATGAATGGAAGTCTCAAGGCTGTATTAAGTGTGGAGATAAAAGACACTATGTTATAGATGCTCATCATTTAGATCCTACTGAAAAAAAATTTAGTATAGGTACATCAATAAGAGGAGTAAATGTAACTAAAGCAGAATTAGAAAAGTGCATTCCATTATGTTCAAACTGTCATAGAGAATTTCATTATTTAGAAACTACAATAGAAGAATACCTAGAAAAGGCAAAATAAAAAATTTAAATTATTATATTATTAACCAAACATTTTTAAGTTATGAGTTTTCAAACAAACGTTAGAGCGAACTATTTAAATCGCACAGCAAAATTAGCTTTCTACAAAGCACGTTCAAGAAAAGGTGACGTTACACGTCTTGCCGAAGAAACTGGTTATACATCACGTTTCATCTATTACATCCTTAATGGTGAGCGTCGTATCAATCAAACTATTGCTAACGCAATGTACAACCTAACTCGCCGTAGAGTTAAAAACAGTGAATTAGCGTTTGCTTAATCACAAAACCCTAGTACCTCTGCTTGAAAAGGCAGAGGTATTTTTTTATTTTTAGTAAAACAATTATATGAGCAAAATAGATCCAAATAAACTACTTATCAGTAGTGATTTCTACAGTATTCAAGGTGAAGGTATTTCATCTGGTGTTCCATCTTACTTCGTACGTTTAGGTACTTGTAACTTAACTTGCGGTATGTCCCGTTTATTCGCTAATAAGCTAATGAAAGAAAAATCATTAGAAGATGGTGAAATATTTGTTGGTGATTTACATGCTGAAGGTAAAGCAACTTGGACTTGTGACAGTACATCTCAATGGTTATGGAGAGGTGAAGATAAGGAGTTTCAGTATCTAATTGACAGATGGAAAGAACAAGGTATCTACGATGATATTAAAAATGGTACTATCCATATCATTTGGACTGGTGGTGAACCTACAATTAAAGGACATCAGGAAGCTATTGTTAATTTTCATAAATATTGGTTGTTACAAGTAGATCCTTCAACAACACTTCCTGGCAAAGAATATGCTTGGAGATTACCGGAGAATGATTTGATTGTAAGACATAACTATAATGAAATTGAAACAAACGGTACCGTAGTAATTGAAGATGATTTATTTAAAATAATAGACCAAATCAACTGCTCACCAAAGCTATCTAACTCAGGTCTTCCATCAAAACAACGTATAATTCCAGGAGCTATAGAGCGTATAATGGAACATTCAAATTACCAATTTAAATTTGTTATTTCAACGGAAGATGATGTTAAGGAAATATTCCGTGATTTTATAGTACCATTCAATATACCTCTTAAAAATGTAGTGTGTATGCCAGGATTAGATGATGCTGCTGATTTTGAAGAGCGTACTCAATTCTGTCTTGAATTAGCCAAGAAATACCGCTTCCGCGGTCTTACACGGCTACACATAGCGGCTTGGGATAAAACGGTAAATGTATAATTATTATGAAACAATATATAATAATTGGGTGTGATAATAATGGTTATGCAATTTTTCAAGAAATAAAATAAATAATATGCAAGAATTAGACAAATATTTAGAAGTATTTCATAAAATACTTGATGATTTAAAAGAATTATCATTTACGACACCAGATGGTTCATCAAATATAAAATTAGGTGGTTCATTAATTTTAAAATTACATGGGTTACAATTTTCTCGTAAATCGGATGATTTAGATGTTATAATAAACAACCCAACAGATAAACAGAAAGACTATATAAAAGCAATGTCTAATTTTAGAGTAGACGATACTAAATACTTTAGTACTGTTAATTATAAATTCAAAAAAGAAGGTTTATATCTCAATATTCTACTTGCTAATAATCCTGTTAATGGTGGTGGTCTCAAATACAAATGGAGTCATAATTATTATGAAGTTAATTCAGTATTAGAAATAATACAAGCAAAAGTATCATATGGTAGACCAAAAGACCTTAGTGATTTAATATTATTAAAAAATGAAAACTTTAATTTAAAATAAAATGGAATTATTAAAAAAATCGAACGGTAATTTACCTCGTACTAAAGAAGAAACAGAACAAATGATTGTTAAAGCTGCTGAGGCTTATGGGCAATTTTTAAAAGCCTTAGGATTTGATTATACAGCAGATAAACAAACTATTGATACTCCTAAAAGGGTTTCAAAAGCCTTTATTAAAGATCTAATTGTAGGCTCTCTTACAGATGAACCTAATATTACAGTATTCCCTAATGACGAAGGTTATGATGGATTAGTAATTCAAGGTGGTATTCCAATTGTTAGTATGTGTGCACATCATAACCTAGCATTTACAGGTTATGCTACAGTAGCATATATTCCTAACGAACACGTTATTGGATTATCTAAATTAAATCGTATTGTAGAATGGTTCGCTCGTAGACCACAAATGCAAGAATCACTAACAACACAAATACACGATTATATTGCTGAAAAAATGCAATGTAAATCAGTAGCAGTTAGTATTGCTTGTAAACATACATGCTGTTCACATAGAGGTATTAAACATTCATCTGTAATGACTACAAATAAATTTAGTGGTGTGTTTATGGAAAAGGATAACTTAATACGTGAAGAGTTCCTACATGCTATCGAAATGAATGGTGCGCCTCTGGCTTAGTTATATATTTATTGTTAGATAAATACTAACCATGAATACAACTTATATTTATTTAGTTACCAATTGTTATAATGATCCTAATAAAGTATATATTGGTAAAACCAAAAACACAAGAAAAAATAACCATAAATATACCTTTGGATATCAAATTAATTATGATTATATTGATAAAGTAAATTCATTAGATAAAAAAGACTGGAAGCCATTAGAAATAAAGTGGATACAACACTACAAAAATTTAGGATATGAAGTACTAAATAAAAACAATGGAGGGGGAGGACCTAGTTTTTTAACAGATGAAATAAAACAAAAAATAAGTAAATCTAATAAAGGACGAAAACTATCCCAATCTACTAAAAATAAAATGAGATTATCTAAAATAGGTAAACCTAGTAACCATAAAAATTGTAAAGAATCATTAGAATCCAGAATTAAAAAAAGCCAAGCTTTAAAAGGAAAACCATCACCTAAAAAAGGAAATAAATATGGACCTAATTTAAAATTAAAAGGTAGAATTAGCCCCAATAGAGGACCTAATCCTAAATTAAGTGCTTCAAAAAAAGGAAAACAAAACAATGGAGTAAAAATTTTAGATATTAGAAATAACATTATGTTTAATTCCAAAGTTAAATGTGCTCAGTATAATGGATTTAATATTAATAAAATGAGAAAATTAGTAGATGAAAACATATATTATAAACGATTAAAATGATATGGAAAAACGGTTTTTAACTTGGGAATATATCGATAATGCTATGTCAGATTTGGCTAGCAAAATAAAAGAATCTGGTATTACAATAACATCAATCTATGGATTACCACGAGGTGGATTAATTCCAGCAGTAATGCTATCTCATAAGTTAAATATACCTTTATTTAAATCAGGATATGATGTATTAGTTGGTAGTGTATTAATAGTAGATGATATCTGTGATACAGGTGAAACATTAGAAAAATACACTAACTATCCTATAGCAACTATTCACCACAAACAAACAGCTATGGTAGAACCTATGTTTTATTATAGTTTAGTAAGAGGCAATGCTTGGATAGTCTATCCTTGGGAAAATGATGATTCAGAAACAATAGCAGATTATAAAAAATAAAGTTATGCAAGAACAAGGTTCAAAAACAAAATGGCACTTCACTATTAGTATTATTAAATCCTGTATTAGAATGGGAGCAGGTATGGCACTATTATTAGGATGTCCCTATCAAGCAGGTGGGTTATTAATTTTAGCTGAAGTACTTGGAGTAGTAGAAGAACTATAGTATATTAAAAATAAAAAATTATGTTAAGCGCACATCAAATTATTGACGAAGGTCTATTACAATTAGAAAGAACACACGGTAAACCAGCACAAGTAGGTTATGATTTGTCACTTAAAGCAGTAAACAAATTAGAATCATCTGTAAAAATCGGTAAAGTATTAAAAGACAAAACCGAATTAATGAATTATAGACCTCATGGTCTAATTAATTTAGATGGCCAACATGGTTGGTTACTTTATGCTGGTGTATACGATATTACATTCAACGAAGGATGTAAAATACCAAACAACAGAGTAGCATTTATTAAACAACGTTCATCATTATATCGTAATGGTGCAATAATTAATAGCCCTGTATTTGATCCCGGCTTTGAAACTGAATTTATGGGAACTCTACTATATGTTCATGAAACACTATTCATTGAAGAAAATGCTAGAGTAGCGCAAATCTATTTCCATGAATGTGCTCCTGCTGAAATGTATAATGGACAATTCCAGTTTGATATGCAGCGCAATCGTCAATAAGATATCCAACGTTCTTTATCTTTCCATATATTTATTGTAAATATACTATATAATGGGATTAATTCTTAGATCATCATCATTAGCTAACCCTGGTGATTCAGTAACAGTGAAAGGTTCTACTTTAGATTGGGTAGAGGGCGACGGTAACTTTGTATATTTATTAAATAAAATTAATAGTGGAGGTGGAGGTTCATCATATATACCACCATTCTTAAAAACAGGTGGTGCATCATGGTCGGGGACAGGTCTTGTGTATGATGTTACTGCATTAGAGTACTATTTTAATGGCGACAAAAATACAAGTGCCACCCAAGTTACATTAGATGCTTCCGACCCTGTTAATAACAGATTGGATGCGATTGTTATAGATGAGGCAGGAGTAGTAAGTGTTATAAAAGGTGATGCATCTGCAAGCCCTATTTCGCCATCTGTGGATGAATCACATATCCTCGTTCAATACATCCTTGTAGAAGCAGGTTCAACACAGCCAACTATTGCAAAAGAAGATATCTATTTAGAAAATGTAGAGTGGACTACATCTACTTATACAACAGGCGCAGCTACAGGTTCTATTGATTTTAACAATGCTGTTTCTCCGAAACAAGGTGTGAAGTGTATTTCTGCAAATGCTGATGCTCTATTAGGTGCAAGGTTTGTTAGAGCCACTTCATTTGACCCATATCAGTATACTATGTTATCTATGTGGGTTAGATTTACAGGTTCAAATGTGGCTACCAATAAATCTTTAAATGTAAGGTTTGAGAATGGTGCAGGTGCATTGGTGGCAAATACTATTAATCTTTTCAATTTTGGATTACAGAGGAATTTACTGAATGTTTGGCAATTGGTGGTCATACCAATCACTTCATTTGGTACATTACCAACAAGTGTAAAAGGTCTGAAAATCATTATGACAGGTGGTACTGTTGGTCAACCAAGACAATGGGATATAGACTACATGATTTTGACAAATGGTTCAGTACCACAAGCGAATGTTCCAACTATTGTATTTGCTAAAGACGGCACAAACATTGCAAGTCAATCGGGTATCAACCTTATCGAAGGTACAGGAGTAACTATTAACGCAGTAAACAACCCTACACTTAATCGTGTTGATTACACTATTAACGCGTTGCAAAAAATGCAAATTGCGCTAACAGATAGAAGTAACAACATAGTAGCGAGTACTATTGTACACGAATTTATTGTATTAGAGAATTTTGAAATTACAAGCTCTCCATTCATTAGCT